ATGCCTAAGGCTCAATTGATCAATCTGGTGGATGTCCGTGAAAAAGTGAAGGCGAGAGTAGCGGAAGAGAGCCTGACCATCGGAGAACAAGACGTAAAAAAGATTGAAATATCTCCGCAGTTCATCTTGACGTGCTTTCAGGCGAATGAACTTGGTGACGGGGCTCTTTACGCCGCGCTGCACCGAAATCGCTTTCTCTACAACAATGCCTCCCAGGAATGGCTTTGCTGGACTGGAAATCATTGGAAGCGTGATTCGCTTCAAGAGGCACTTTCCGGTGTAGAGGAAGTGGTCAACACTTACAGCCGCGAATTGCCGAAGATCATCGCCGATGCTTCGTTCTTCAAGGATCTTTATAAACGCATTCAACGCCTACGTACCAATCGCGGACGGAAGAACACCATTGAGGCTGCGACAACGTGCGAGGACAGATTGTCCATCATCGGCGACGAGCTGGATTGCAAGCCGCTGCTCTTCCCCTGTGCAAATGGCGTACTGGATCTCGAAACCGGGGCCTTCCGATCCGGCCGGCAGGAAGATTTGCTCATGCGCGCATCGCCCGTGGAATGGCTTGGATTTGATGCTCCGTGTCCGACCTGGCGCCGCTTCGTGCTTGAGATCATGCTCGGTCGGCAGGACATGGCCGACTTTCTCCAGCGCTATTTCGGCTACTGCATCAGCGGCCTCATCAAGGAGCACAGCTTTGTGGTTCTCTGGGGCCGCGGACGAAACGGCAAGGGAACATTGGTCGAGACAATCAAGAAGATTCTGGGACCGCTGAGCAAGCCGGTCGCCTCGGAAATGCTCCTGGACCAGGGAAAATTCGGCGGAAAAAACGCCAGCGGTCCGAGCCCGGAGATCATGGGCCTGCTCGGCGTGCGGCTGGCCTGGGGGTCGGAGACCGACGACGGCCGGCGCATCAGCCCCAGCCGCGTGAAATGGCTCTCCGGCGGAGACACCCTCGTCGGACGCCATCCTCACGACAAGTACGAGGTCAATTTCACGCCCACGCACAAGCTCGTTCTTCTCACCAACCACAAGCCGGGCGCACCGGCGGACGATTTCGCCTTTTGGGAGCGTTGTCTCCTGGTGCCCTTCGAACTTTCCTATGTCTTCCGCGATCCAAAGCAGGAGTTTGAGCGTCGCGCGGACAAGGACCTTCCGGACAAATTGGCGGCCGAGACATCGGGGATTCTGGCCTGGCTCGTGGAGGGCTTCCTGCGCTGGCAGGAGGTGGGTCTTTGTCCGCCGCCGGCCGTACTCGACGCGACGGCGGAGTATCGCTCCAGCGAAGACATCATGGGTCAGTTCGTGGCCGACTGCTGCGCCGTGGCCAGCGGCAACCAGGTGGCGGCCACCGCATTCTACGAGGCGTTCAAGGAGTGGTGGGAGGAGAATATCAGCAAGAACCCGCCGGCTCAGAAGCGCTTCGGCAACCTCATGAAGGAGAAGTTCGAAAGCCGGAAGGTTGGCGGAAAATACCATTATTTCGGCGTCAAGCTTTCGAATTAACAGTATTTTTAAGGGAATGGAACGTTTGGACAGGATAGGTGCGTCCACCGCGTAGGACCGAAAAACGCTATATTAAGAGTTAAAAAAATAACTTTTTAAAACTTCACCGGGAAAAAGGTCTTATGGTCTGCAACTCTTCAAAAATCCAAGCGTCGCAAGCTGTTCCGGACAGGACCAACGGCAGGACCATTGCAAGACCATTGGGGGCGGCATGCTGACCATCCTGGATTTGCTGCGGCAGAAAGGGCTGGAGCCCAGGCGCGCATCGGCCACCGAATGGGCCGGACCTTGCCCCGGCTGCGGCGGAAAGGACCGTTTCCGTTCCTGGCCGGATGGGCCGGACGGCGGCAACGGCTGGTGCCGGCAATGCGAATGGAGCGGCGACACCATTCAGTTCTGCCGCGACTTTCTGGGCATGGATTTCCGCGAGGCGTGCGAGCACGCCGGGCGTGACGTCAAGGTATCGCCCACGCCGCGTCAGGCGAAGCCAGCCCGCGCAGTGCGGACCTTCGAGGCGGCACGGCCGGATTTGCCGCCGGCGATCTGGCTGCAGCGCGCGGCTGACTTTACGGCCTGGGCCCATGACAAGTTGCTTCGTGCGCCAAAGCAAATGGCCTACCTGGCCGACAGGGGCGTAACCGAGGACGCTGTTAGGCGCTTCCGCCTGGGCTGGAATCCCGGCGAAAGGGGCGCAGATCTCTATAGGACCCGGGAGTCATGGGGGCTGCCCACGCTGCTCAAGGATGACGGCAAGACGCCGCGTCGGCTTTGGATACCGCGTGGTATCGTCATTCCGATCTATGCGCCGCAGTCCGGAACGGAAAGCCCGGTGCGGCTGCGCATCCGCAGGCCGGCGGAACACCTCCAGCCCGATGAAACGACTAAATACGTAGTTGTTTCCGGTAGTTCCGCGCACACGCTAGTCACGGACCCCGAGGCAAAGGCCTTCGTCATCGTCGAGGCCGAGCTCGACGCCATGCTCGTCAGCCAGACCATGGACGAGTCGCTCCCCGGCGCCGTGTCCGGCGTGGCGCTCGGCTCCCTGGCCTTCAAGCCGGACGCGGCCACCGACGCGCTGCTCAAGCGGTCGCTGTCCGTGCTCGTGGCCCTGGACTACGAGCCAGTCAGCCCGGAGGTGGACAAGTCCAAGGCCGGATTGCTGCGCAGGGTCTATGGCTGGTGGATCGACCGGTACAAGAGGGCCGAACGCTGGCCCGTGCCGCTGGGCAAAGACCCCGGCGAAGCTTTCAAGGAGGGTGTGGACATCGCGGCGTGGGTCACTGCGGGGTTGCCGCCAGTGTTGCGGCTGAGCGATGCGGCCCCTGCGACTGTCGGACCGTTGTCGTCTGGTGGGGTGGTTGCGGGGGGCGCGCGTTTGGTTGTCCCGGAAAATCTCGCCGTCCAGGCGGCGGAGCTGGCCCGGCATATGGCCGCGCATGGAATAACCCTTCAACGGAGCAGGAGGGGTGATTTGCTTTTACCAAGCGGCGGAGAGGCGACGCCAGCCGTAGCCTTGGAGGAGATAATATTTCTTTTGCCCGGTGCTCTTTCGAAATGGCTGGCGACGCAGTTTGGTGATTTTGTAACTGCTGAAATGATAACTGGAGGCTTGTGATGCAACAGATTGAAATGTGGGAAATCGGGAAATTGCATCCGTATGAGCATAACCCAAGGGACAATGATAAAGCAGTTCCAAAGATGATACGGTCTATCGAGGAATATGGTTTCAAAATACCGATTTTGGCCCGTACTAATGGGGAGATTGTAGACGGTCATTTGAGATACAAGGCCGCAATTTCAATGGGCCTCGTATCAGTTCCGGTGCTTTTGATGGACGATCTTTCCGAAGCCCAAGTACGGGGGTTTCGCCTGTTGGCCAACCGCAGTGTCAATTGGGCCGAGTGGGATGAAGAGAAGCTCGCCAGGGAATTGAGTGAACTCGAAGTATTAGGGTTTAATCTTGCGGGAGCTGGGTTCGAATCTAACGAGATAGAAAGACTTTTAAAGCTGTCAGAAGGCGAGTGCGCGGAAGAAAAGGCTCGCCGTCCGGAGATCGTGAAGTCGTCAAACATGGAGGCGCTCGCTCCCACAGAAGAAGAACGGCTGTCTTTGGAGGGGAGAAGGCTGCTCGTCGAATTCAGCGGCGGCAAGGATAGCTCGGCGGCAGCTCTTTGGTGTCGGCATTTTTTCCCGGATAATGAATTGATATTGCTGTATGTTGATATGGGGGCAGATTTTACTTCTTATAGTTTGTATTTAAATGAATTCAGCAACGCTTTAGGGGTAAATTTGGAGACGTTGCGGTCCCAAAGGAATATTTTTGACGTTTTGTTGGAAAAGGGAAAGTGGCCGCACTTCATGCACCCTTATTGTCATGACATCTTGCATCAGGCGCTTGATGACTACATGCTGCAATGCGCACCTGCCGATAATGTAGTTATTCGCGGTGGGCGGGCGAGCGAGAAAGGCGCGCATGTCTCCGCACGCGAAACTCGTTATCTTACAGTGGAGAGAATGTCGGCTTATGTGTACTTTCAGCCGCTCTACTTCCTGCACAAGGACGTGGGGGTGTCCTTGTTGAGCGACGCCGGGCTGCCCATCTGGGAAGGATATTCTTACGGCTTGCAGCGCACGGCGTGCCGTATCTGCCCCGGACAGAAGCCAGCAGCCTATGCAGCCATTCGAGCGCAGTTCCCTGAGGTTTGGGAAGAGCTTTTGCGCCTAGAGCGATTCTTGGGCGTGGGGTATTGGCAAGACAGCACCACTCCCAAGGTTGCGACGCTCGAAGACCTCGCGAATCGCGGCCAGAAAAATTACTTGGCTGAGGGGTATGCGCCCCGCTTCAGACGGGGATGACCTCTATGCCATTGGCCGCGAGGAGCTTGGCGGTGAGGCCGTACCCCACGCCGCAAGATGGACTGTCCTTGAGCAGATATGCGCGCGTGATGCCATTAGTCTTGCAAATGGCGAGAGTGCGCTCCGCTCCGGCATGGTACTGCGGCGAAAAATCCCTGCCCGTACGGCGGCCGAGAACTTTGCCCTCCGCGGTGACGGTGCAGCCTTCGCGCGGCGTGGGTAGGCCGCCTAGGACCTCGGGGCAGACGGCAATGAAGTCCTCCTCCTCACCTAACTGTGTCAAAAAGTTACGCAAAAAACCGTTGTGGCGGTACCTGCACTTCACCCCTGCGCAGCATTTGCTGACCAAGAACATGCTTGCCTCCTTTTTCGAATTTTTCTCGGGCTCGCGACCGGCTTTGGCGCCGGCGAGCGGGATCAGTCTATAACGGGCCAAAATTTGCGTCAACATATGGGGATAATTTATTTTTTCAAGTATTTTGGGAACATTTTCGCACTGCCTAAAAAAATCGGGGGCTGGGGCCGCCCGGTTGAGGAGAGAGTATGCCAGAAGTCTCCGATCTCGTCGCCCGCTCGCGCGCCGTGGATGTCCAAAACCTCCTAGGCGTCAAGGAGCGTGCGCGCCGGAAGATGAACGAGAACAACTCGCGCGCCAACGTCGCCGCTTTCGAGGCCGCCTCGCGCGCGCTGGAGCGTGCGCTCAAGGCCCAGCCTCCGGAGGAGGAGCCGGCGGCGTCATATTCCGACCTCGCCGGCGTCATCCGCTACCTGGAGGCCCAGGGATACCAGGCGACGAAGAGCGTCTACCGCCACCGCAAGGAGGGCAAGCTCAAGCCGGACGCGGACGGGACGTACAGCGAGGCCACCGTGCGGCGCTACGCCAAGGCCAATCTGCGGCTCAAGGCCTCGGGGCTCAAGAAGGATGACGAGAGCGCGCTGCGCAAGGACGAGCTGGACGGGGTGCGCATGGAGCTCATCCGCGAGCAGACCCGGCTGGCCCGGCGCAAGCGCGAAATCGAAGAGGGCAAATGGGTTCCCAAGTCCGGCGTGGCCCAGGACCTGGCCATGCGCGCGGTGATGCTCAAGACCGGGCTCAAGCAGCTTGTCGCCTCCAGCGTCAGCGACTGGATTCATCTCGTGGGCGGCGATCCCCGCCGCGCCCCGGAGCTGCTGCGCGCCATGCTGGAGGGCCATGAGCGTCTCCTGGCCGACTACGCCCGCGCGGACAATGTGGTGCTCGTCATCGAGCCGCCGGCGCGGGACGCCGGTCCGGATGAGCCCGCGGCGGCGGAAGGAGAGGCGGAATCATGATCACCCTGCGCGCGGGCCAGGTCGTCGTCATCAGCCCTTCCGCCCGTGGCCGCGCACCGGCGCGCGTGCGCGTCACGGGCTACGATGAGCGCGGATACTACGTCGGCCTGCAGCTCGGCCTCACCCGGGCCGAGCGCGAAGCCGGCGGCATCCCGCCCCTGCGCACATTCCGCGTGGACCGCATCTTGGCCCTGTGCGTCCCCGAGGGCCTGCAACTCGTCCTGCCGGGAGTCTACAAATGATGCTCTGCCAGACCCCGCAACGTCCGGCCCCCGGCGTGCTTGTGCTGCGCGTCCCGGCCGACATGGCGCCCCAGGGCCTGCCGGAGCGCTGCGAGGTGCGGCTCTATCCCGGTGAGCGCAAGGTCTGGCGCAGCCGCCGCGGGCAGCGCTGCGCGCAATGGGCCGAGGCCAACCGCGTCGTCACCATGTCCAGCCGTCCGGGCCAGTGGCGCAACGACACCACGCCCTATCTCGCCGGCATCATGGACGCCTCATGGCATCCCTCGGTGCGCGTCGTCATCTGCTGCAAGACGCCGCAGGTCGGCATGAGCGAGGCGGTCAACAACTGCATCGGTTACGCCATCGACTGCGATCCCGCGCCCGTGCTGTACGTCTATCCAGACGAGATCACGGCCCGGCACAATTCCGACGCGCGCATCCAGCAGATGATCAACGACACGCCGCGTCTCGCATCCTACAAGACCGGCTATCAGGACGACATGGCCACGCTGGAGATCAAGCTCCAGCACATGGCCCTGTATCTGGCCTGGGCCAGCTCCGCCGCCGGCCTGGCCAACAAGCCGATCAAGTATCTCGTGCTCGACGAGGTCGACAAGTACCCGCCGGCCGGCAAGCGCGAGGCCGACCCGATCTCCCTGGCCGAACAGCGCCTCACGACCTATGAGGACGATTCCAAGGCCTGGAAGATCAGCACGCCCACCGTCGAGGCCGGGGCCATCTGGCAAGCCCTGCGCAACGAGGCCCAGGAGATCTACCACTACTGGGTGCGCTGTCCCCTGTGCGGTTGCTGGCAGCTCATGCGCTTTGGCGAGAGGGATGATGAGGGCCGCAAGCCCGGCGGCATCCGCTTCCCAAGCGAGGAGCGCAATCCGGAGACAATCGAGGCCAAGCGCCTGGCCTGGTACGAGTGCGAGCACTGCCGCGGCCAGTGGACCGACGCCCTGCGCAACAAGGCCGTGCGCCTTGGCGAATGGCGCGACGAGGAGGGCTGCGAACTTATGGCCAGCCTCCGGACCAAGCGGCCCACCAAGATTGGGTTCCACATTCCGGCCTGGATTTCGCCGTTCGTCTCGCTGTCCAAGTGCGCGGCGGAGTTTCTGCGCGGTCGCAAGGACAAGACCAAGATGCGCAACTTCATGAACGGCATCAAGGCCGAACCGTGGGTCGACTATCAGGTGGAGCGCAGCGAGGACCGCATCCTGGCCCTGCGCGACGAGCGGCCCGAGGGCGTTGTGCCTTCCGGCGGCGTGGTGGCCGGCGTCGTCGCAGCGGTCGACACGCAGGATGAGGGCTTCTGGTACGAGGTTCGGGCGTTCGGCTTCGGGATGATTCAGGAGAGCTGGCAGGTGCGCCAGGGCTATGTGCAGACCTTCGAGGCCCTGCATCAGGTGCTCTTCGAGGAGCCCATCGCGGATGCACAGGGCAACGAATATTACCTAGAGCTGGCGGTCATCGACTCCCAGGGCCACCGCACCAGCGAGGTCTACGACTGGGCCCGGGCGCGCCGCGGCCGCGTGCTGCCGCTCAAGGGCTTTCCGCGCCTGAGCCAGCCGTACAAGCTCGTCAAGGTGGACAGCTATCTCGCGCGCAGCGGCAAGCGCGTCGTGCCCCCGTCCGGCCTGACGCGCCTCGATGCCGACGTGAACTACTACAAGAACAAGCTCGCCAGCCAACTGGAGATCAACCCGGCCGACCCCGGAGCCTGGCATCTGCTCCAATCCTGCCCGCCCTCCTGGGCCAAGCAGATGACCGTGGAATACATCGACGACCAAGGCCTTTGGGCGTGCCCGCAGCATCTGGCGAACCACGCCTGGGACTGCTCGGTCTACAGCCTCATCGCCGCGGACCTGAAGCGGCTGCGTTTTCGGCCCCGGCCGGAGGAAATTGCGCCTGTCCCGCAACACAAGCCAAAAGAACCCCTACATCCAGGAAGGAGCACACGATGGTGAGCGTATCCGAAACGGCATTGAGCGGCATGGCTGAAATCTGCGCCTACGTTCGCCGCAGCGAGAAGAGTGTGCTGGACCTCATCAGGTATTCCGAATTTCCGGCCACCAAGATCGGCGGGATATGGGAATCGGACAAGCTCATGGTGGACGAGTGGCGCCGCAGGCGCATCGTCATGGACGAACGGGGAGGGCATCCGCGCGACCGCATAAGGTAAGGTCAAGCGGAAAAACTTATCATGCTCCAGGAAAGAAGCCTCCCTGAACCGTAAAAAGCCGGAAATTCCAGAACGGCCTATTCTTAGGGGTTAGGCTCGCCTCCATCTACAGGCAGGAGGCGACATGGCGGCAGGGTTCACCACTTGGACGGCGCTGAAGGCCAATCTCCTCGACGACTTCGCGCGCAATGTCCATGCGCGCAAGGAGTACGTCTGCGGTGACACCACGATCCGCTTCCGCGACTTCGCCGACTTCCAGGCCATGCTCCAGTTTGTGGAGCGCCGCGCCGCCCTCGAAAGCGCTCGGCCGCCGGCCAAGCGCACCTTTGCGGCGCAAGGGGGCGGCAAATGCTGATGCGCCCCCGCCGCCTGTCGCGTCCGGGCCGTTCGCTGCCTCCCCGGTCCACGCCCCAAAATGATCGCCTGCGGTATGCCGCGGCGCAGGTGGGCCGACTGGTGGGCGACTGGTTCCCCGTGGGGCAGGACGTCAATGCGCTCATCTCTCGCGCTTCGCCGCTGGTGCGTGAGCGCACCCGCCAGCTCATCCGCGATTTCCCGCCCTTCGCCAAGGCCGCCCGTGAACTGGCGACATACGTGGTCGGCACGGGCATCCGCTTCCAGTCGCGGGCCTCGCTTGGCCCGAAGGACCGGGACAAGGCGCTGCGCAGTAACATCGAGGACGCCTGGGACCGCTGGATGGAGAGCGCCGACGTCTCCGGATCGGCGGCGTTCAGCCAGCACTTCCATGAGCTCGCCGCCCTGGCCAAGCGCCAGGACGTGGAGCAGGGCGAGTTCTTCGCCGTGTTCCAGCCGCATCTCGCCGGCCGCCGCACCTACCTGAGCATGGGCATCATGTTCTACGAGTCCGACCGGCTGGCCTCGATCAACGTGCGCGCGGAAGGAAGTAACAAGATTTTCGACGGCGTGGAGTATGACGCGCGCACCGGCTCGCCCGTGGCCTTCCATTTCATTGACGACACGGTGATCTACAAGACCGTGAGGGTGCCTGCGGAGGACGTCGTTTTCGGTCTGGACCGCCAGCGTCCGGAGCAGTTGCGCGGCATCACGCCCTTCGCCCCCGGGCTGCTCCTCGCGCGCGACCTGGCAATGACCATGGACGCGGAGATCGACGCCGCCAAGCTGGCCAGCAAGTGGCTGGCCATCGTCAAGACGCAGGATTCCGAGGAGTTCCAGAAAGGCCGCGCGGTCACCAGCAACGGCAAGCAGATCGAGTCGTTGGAAAACGCCATCATCGAATATCTCAATCCCGGAGAAGACATTGAACTGAAGAGCCATCAGCGCGGCGGCGACGTCTTCCAGGGCTTCTGCCGTTTCGTGCTGCGGCTCATCGCCATCACCGCGGACATCCCCTACGAGATACTGTCCGGCGACTACACCGGCCTGAACTACACCACGCTGCGCGTCGGCCGGAACGATTTCATGCAGCAGCTCGCCCCCATCCAGCGCCGCCACGTGATGCATTTCTGCATGCCGGTGTTCCGCAAGGTCCTGGACCGCGCCGTGCTGGAGGGCAAGCTGGCCCTCCCGGGCTACTGGAACGACCCCTGGCGCTACTGGAAGGGCCTGTGGATTTCGCCGGGCATGCCCGAGGTCGACCCCCTGCGCGAGAAGAAGGCCGCCGTCGAAGGCATCAAGGGCTGCCTCGGCTCGCCGCAGGAATACATCATGAGCCGCGGCGGCGATCCGGACCAGGTGCTCGACGACATCGCGGCCTACCGCGATGCCTGCGCCGAGCGCGGGCTCAACTTCGACGCCATGTTCAACGGCGTCAACACCGCATCCCAGAACAACCCGGCGGCCTTGGACGAGCAGGACGGCGAGACGGCGGACTCGCCGAATCCAGACAAGGTCGACCAGGACATCGCGGCCGAAACGGAGGTGCAGCAGTGAAAAAGCGCCTGAACGTCAATCAGAGCGGCATGCGGATCATGGGCATGCGGCTCGATTCCGGCGGCCGGCCGGCCAGCCTGGACGAGAACACGCGCAGCGTCGAGATCGTGGCCGCGACCGAGACGGATCAAGTCATGGTCTTTGACTGGGAGCTCGGCTGGGTGCCCGAGATTCTGCTCCTCTCCGGCTGTCGCGCGGTGACGCAAGCGCCCCTGCTCGACACCCACAGCCGAGTGAGCGTGGCCGACGTGCTCGGATCCCTGCGCGAGTTCCGCGCGGAAGGCGACGAGCTGCTGGCCCGCGCCTACTACTCCACGGTTCCGGCGGCCGAGGAGGCCTACACCAAGACCCGCGAAGGGCACCTCACCGACTACTCCGTCGGATTCTACGTCATCACCTATCTTTCCGTGGCCGCCGGCGAGTCCGCAACCTATGAGGGCCGCACCTTTGCGGGTCCCTGCCTCGTGGCCGTGGACTGGCAGATCACAGAAGTTTCGACCTGCCCGATTGGGGCGGACAACCGGGCCAAGGCCAGGACCTTGGAGCCCAACGACAAGGAGGACATGACGATGAAAGAGTTTCTGCGCATGATGCGCGGGAAGCTGGGCCTGCCCGAGGACGCCACCGAGGACCAGGTCCGCGCCGCCATCGAGGAGGCCGCGAAGTCTGCCGCGGTCAGGAAGGCTGAGGAAACGGCCCGTGCCGCCGGCGTGGAAAAGCCCGATGACGGGAAGACCCCGGAGCCCCCGGCCGATCCCGCGGCCGCGGCCCGCAAGGCCGTGGCCGAGGAGCGCGCGCGCGTCTCCGAGATCACCGCGCTGTGCGAGGCGCACGGCTGCCGCGAGCTGGTCGCCGCGTTGACCGCCAAGGACACCTCCGTGGCCGAGGCCCAGCGCCAGGTGCTCGCCGAGCTCAAGAAGCGCGCCGACAACCCCACCCCGGGATTCCGCGTGGAGGTGACGGCCACCGAGCGCGACAAGTTCCGCGCCGCGGCCGTGGGCGCGCTGCTGCTCAACGGCAACATCACCGTGAAGGACCGCCAGGCCGCCCCGGGCGAGACCGAGCTGCGCGGCTACTCGCTCAAGGAGCTGGCCCGCGAGTCGCTCCTGCGCGTCGGCCATTCGCCCAGCGGCGACATCCGCGACGTGGTGGGCCGCGCGCTCACCACCAGCGACCTGCCGAACATCCTGTCCAACGTGGCGCACCAGTCGGTCATGGCCGGCTTCGAGGCCGCCGAGGAGACCTACGAGGCCTGGACCGACACCAGCGGCAACCTCGCCGATTTCAAGGAGACCGATCTTGTGCGCCGCGGCGAGACCAGCAACCTCCAGGAGGTCGCCGAGGACGGCGAGTTCAAGTACGGCAAGACCGCTGACATCAAGGAGACCACCAAGCTGCGCACCTTCGGCGAGATCATCCCCATCAGCCGCCAGGCCATCATCAACGACAACCTGGGCCTGCTCACCGACATCCCGCGCGACATGGGCGAGGCCTGCGCCCGGCTCCAGGGCGACCTGGCCTACGGGGTGCTCATCGCCAACGCCAAGATGGCCGACGGCAAGGCCCTGTTCCACAGCGCCCACGGCAACCTCGCCGCTTCCGGTGGGTCCGTGAGCCTTACCACCCTGAACGCCGGCGATCTGGCCATGGGCCTGCAGAAGGACCTGCTGGGCCTGCGCGTGCTGAACACCGCCCCGCTTTACTTCATCGCACCGCGCAGCCTGAAGGGGCTGGCCGAGCAGTTCTTCAGCACGCAGCTCATCGGCGGCGCGGAGAATCAGCCCAACCTGAACAACCCCTGGTTCGGGCCCAAGCTGACCCGCGTGTACGACGGTCGCCTGGACGCCGACGACGTGCATGCCTGGTACCTGGCCGCGGCCAAGGGCAAGACCGTGAAGCTGTTCTTCCTGGGCGGCAACCGCAATCCGTTCCTGGAGCAGCGCACCGGGTGGACCGTCGATGGCGTGGAGATCAAGGTCCGCATGGACGCCCAGGCCAAGGCCATCGCCTGGACCGGTTTGTACATGAATCCCGGCGCGCAGGCCTAGCCCCGCCGGCCCCGCAACAAGGAGACCAACATGGCGATCAACAAAATCTGCAAGGGCGACCGCCTGGACTGGACCAACGCCACTGGCGCGGCCGTCGCCGCGGGCGATCCCGTGCTCGTGAGCAAGACCTTTGGCGTCGCGCTCACGGACATCGCCGCCGACGCCTCCGGCGTGCTGGACCTCGAAGGCGTGTACGAGATCCGCAAGGCCAAGAACGAGGCCATCAGCCAGGGCGACAACCTCTACTGGGACGCCGACGGCGACCCGCAGGGCGCGGCCAGCGGCATCGGCTGCCTCACGGCCACCCTCTCGGGCAACGTCTATGCCGGCCGGGCCTTTGCCGGCGCGCTCGCCGCCGACACCGTCGTCCAGATCAAGCTCAACGTCTAGGGGCGGCCATGCAGCGGATGGTCGGAAAACACTGTGCGCACTCCTGGGGAGAACTGCCCCTTCCGGTGCACAATGTCCTGCTCTGCCTTGGCGCAGCGCCAAACGGCGTCGAGCAGGCCAGGGCCTTCCTGGCGCACACCGCTGCCGACGTCGCCGCCTGCAACCAGGCCATTGTCGACTATCCCGGCGCGCTATTCCTGGCCGGAAGCCTCCACTCCAATCTGCTGTCCGGATGGGTCGCGCGCCGCTCCTTCCGGGGCAACAGGCCCTGCGTTGTCGGCTCGGACATTGCCGAAGGCGTTGACGTGGTGGTCGGCTTCAACAAGGCCGTCGGCTCCAGCGGAATGTATCTCGCCCTGCTGGGCGGGCTCATGGGCTACAGCCGCATCGTCCTGGCCGGCATCACCATGGAGCGTGAAGGCGAGGAGCCCTACCGCAAGATTTGGCGCGCCGCGCGTGAGCAGGGCGCGCTCAAGAATGTGGAGAGCCTTTCCGGCGGCTGGCTGGGCGCTCTCCTCGCTGCGTGACGGAAACGGGGGGCCACACCTCTAGATCCCCCGCCGGCGCGGTCAAATCCTTCCGGGCCGCGCCGGCGGGGGCAAACGCAAGGACAAGGCCCATGGTCGACATCCGCCAGATTGACCCCGATGCGCCAAGATGGACGCGGCTGACCGCGCAGCTCCTCATTGACGAGGGCCGCCGGAACCGGATCTACGCCGACACGGCCACGCCGCCCAGGCTCACCGGCGGAGTGGGGCACAACTTCACCGACCGGCCCGTGCCCGGCATCAAGGCCGCCAAGGGCCTGCCCCTCACCGACCGCCAGATCGCGGACCTTTTCTACATCGACCGCCGCGGGGCGATTTTCGACGTCGCCACCCGGATCCCCTTCGCCCTGTCCCTCGCCCCGGCGCGTTTCGACGCGCTGGCGAACATGGCCTTCAACCTGGGCATCGGCGGCCTGCTCAAGTTCCGGCACCTGCTCGCGGCCATGGAGCGCGGCGACTGGGCCGCGGCCGTCCATGAACTCGACGACAGCATCTGGAGCCATCAGATCGACGACGGCGTCGGCGGCCGCATCGGCCGCGCCGACCGCATCGCGCAGCTCATCACTGACGGGGATTACCCCGCCGAACGCTAGGAGGAATCCATGTCCGACAAGATGAAGTTTATCTGTTTTGCCGGATTCGCCGGCCTCATGATCCTGTGGTTCGTTCTGGTGCTTTGCGGTCTGGCCCCGGCTGTGGACCTCATCACCTTCATCCATACCGGTCTGCTGGCCCTGGGCAGCGCCATCCTGGCCCTGATCAATCCCGGCTCCCTGAGCACGCGGATCACCAGCGCCCAGGATCTCGCCGAGCCCATCAAGCCGCTCGCGCCCCAGCAGCAGGAGCCCACCGCTGACCAGCCCGCGCCGTCCGCCATCCAGCCCATCCCCGGCGCGGACAAGCCGGGTCAGTCCGGATTCAGCCGTCTCGAAATGCTCGGGTTCATGCTGATCGGCGGCTGGGGCGCGATGTTGCTGCTGTCCGCCTGCGTCAACTCCGCCGCGCCCAGCCTGCCGGCCTACACGCCGCCGGCCCAGTGCACCGGCGCCTATGACAACGCCACCGGCAAGTACCTGGGCGCGGACAGCGAAATCCTCAAGGTCCTGCCCAACCCCACGGCCGTCGGCGTCGCGCTCCAGCTCGGCGACGTGGCCGCCATCCGCAGCGGGGCCTACAAGGCCGCCGATGCGCTCAAGGTTATCGACGAGATCGACGCGGCCGTGGCCGCGGCCACGGATTACGGCACGCTGGCGACCTACGTCTCCGGCAAGCTGGCCGACGCCAACACCGCGGCCGGGACGGCCGTCTTCGTCAACAGCGGCCTCCTGGCGCAGTTCACCAGCCGGGCCGTGATCAGCGATTGCGACCGGGCGATCATCCTGCGCCACACCGCCGCGCAACGCGCCGTCATCAAGGCCCTGGCCGGGGGCAAGTAGTGCGCGCCCTGGCCGTCATCCTGCTCATGGCCGTCCTGGCCGGCTGCTCCTACGGCGTGGCCGAGTACAGCGTGCGGCCCTATCTGGACGGCCAGGGCCGCGAGCGCTGCTGCGAAATCACCATCCGCAACGGCAAGGAGTTCGTCAGCCTGGAGGCCAGCTTCAGCCGCGCGGACAACGGCACGTGCGCCGTCACGCTGCGCGAGCAGGGCGTCAAGGCCTTCGAGGGCCAGCAGGCCGCGGCCGAGGCCCTGCGCCAGACCATTGGCGAAACCGTCAATGCGGCCGTCAAGGCCGCCCTGGCCGGGGGCCTCTGATGTTCCTGCCCGGCGATCTGATTCTCTGCCACGGCGGCGGTCTGCTCCAGCGCGGCATCCGCTGGGCCGAGCGCGCGCCGGGCGAAACCTCGAGCTGGGCCAACCACGTCGCCGGGTTCACCTCGCCGGGCATGGTCACGGAAGCCCTGTACCGCGTGGTCTGCCGGTCCTTCGCGGACTTCGCCGCGTCCGGAGCGGACTATCAGGTCTGGCGCTGCCTGGGCCTCACCGACGCGCAGCGCGAGGCCGTGGCCGCCGTGGCCCTGGGCTACGTGGGCCGGGAGTATGGCTACGGCAAGATCCTGGCGCATCTCGGCGATGCGCTGCTTTCGCGCCTGGCCGGCCGCAACGTCTTCCTCGCCCGGCGCATCTGCGGCATGGACCGCTATCCCATCTGCTCCTGGGTCTGGGCCATGGCCTACGCCAAGGCCCTTGGCCTGACCTTCGGCTTGCCCGCGTCCGAGGCCGATCCCGACGACATGCACGACTACGTCAGCTCGTCGCCGGCCTGGAGGCTGGTGGCTGAGGCCAAGGGGGCATGATGACCGGCGAACAGGTGTTCACCCTCGTCATGATGCTCCTGCAGGCCATTTTCTGTTTGCTGATGCTTTGGCTGAAATCCACGCTCAAGGATCTCAAGGATGAACTCACGAGCATCCGCACGACGATCTGGGAGGACACCGTGCGCAAAGCTGAACTGGCCGAAGTCAAGCGGGACATCGAGGCACTCTACAGCAAGTATAACGCCCGGGCCGAAACCTGCGCCGCCAACCACGGCAAGGAGCACGGAAAATGAGCGAGTTTGCGGACATGGCGAACGACCTCCTGGACATGCAGGGCGAGGCCGTCAGCTACCAGCCCCAGGACGGCATAGCCGTCGAGATGACGGCCATCGTCTCCCGCTTCGGCCGCGGCCCATGCCCCACCGGCTGGCCGACGGACAGCTTTCCCGGCTTCGCCCGGCACGCGGCGTTCCGTCTGCCGGCGGAGTCCGGCGACGGCGCGGCCACCGCCGAACCGGCGGCGGGCGATCAAATCACCGTCGACGGCGTGGCCTACACCATCGCCGATGTCGTGCGCGAGCCCAGCACCGGCCCGCACGGGCTGTGGTGGATCTGCCGCTGCGCGGCGCAGGCGCGCGGGAGGTACTAGCATGGGCCTCAAGCGCTATGACTACGGCGAGGGCCTGATCACCACCTCCAGCGGCCGCCAGTATCCGTTCCATTCGGATTCCGGCGGCGGCGGCAGCTTTCTGCGCATCAACGACACGGCCAAGCCCTGGCTGGCGCATCTGGCCCGGAACTTCCGGCCCGAGTTCGCGCGCGCCCTGGGCAAGATCGGCTGGTGGCTGCGCGAGGAGATGCGCAAAGCCATCGAGGCCGGCGGACCAGCCGGGTCGAGCTGGCCGGGCCGTTCGGACGTGCAGCAGTTCCATAAGCTGGACCGCAAGAAGAAGCGCCGAAGCTCGCTGCTGCAATACGGCCAGTTCGGCCGGCTGATCAAGGCCGTGGGCTACAAGGCCGACCGCGAGAATCTGCGCGTGCAGATCGGCTGGCTGAGCGCCTCGGCCGCGCCGCTGGCGGCCAAGCTCCAGGCCGGGTTCGAGACGCCGATTTCGGAGAAGATGCGCGCGATGTTCTTTGCGGCCGGTTCGGTTCTGGCCAAGAGCGGCAGCATCGTCGACCCGGCGCGGCCCCTGGTGCGGCCGCTGTTCCAGCAAGTCGAAGCCGAGATTCCGCGACGCATCGAGGCGTTCATCGTCCAGTATCTTGAGCGGTCCGGCAATGCGGCCAAGGCGGCCTAGGGGGGGGACATGGCGGAAGTTTACGACATCGTGGCCTGCTGGGCCCGTGAGCTGGCGCAGTCCGCGAACCTCGCCGCCTTCTGCGCGGAGCGCTTCGGCTCCGCGCCCCATGTGCTGCTCGGCTACCGCAATACTGGCCGGCCCGATGAGCGTCTGGCGCCCTGGATTCTCCTGCTGCCCATGGAGCAGGACGGCGGCAACGAGGCCGAAAACGAGGAAAGCAAGGTGCTCTTGGCCTTTGGCGTCATCGATGACCAGATCGTCAAGTCGGGCGCACTCACCGAGCTGCGCGGGCACGCCTCGCTCAAGCTCTTCGAGTCGGCCATCCGCGCCGTCCTCTCGGCCTCGGACTGGCCGCCCGGCACCTGGGGCGGCGAGTACGTGCAGCCGGCCGACAACTATTTCGAGGCCCATCGAATCTACATCGTCACAGACACCAATACCCTCTAGCGAGGGGAGGAGGCGACCATGAGCGGCAGACAGGCCAAAGGCTTTCAGTCCTCGATGACCATCGACCGCGAGGACGATTTCGGCGTCATGCGCGCCGCGTCCGCGCGCCGCGGCTACCGCGTGCCCATGATGTCCAACGGCCTCACGGCCACGCCGAAGCTTTCGGTCGACAAGGACACCATCGTCGGCCGGCGCGACCCCACCGAGCCGACCAAGGGCGACATCGAGGCCAGCGGCACGATCAAGGTCCCGCTGGATGCGCACAACTTTGGAATGCACCTGGCCAACATCTTTGGCGACCCGGTCTCGACCGTGGAAGTCGCCGCGCTGCATCCCAACGCCGCCGCCGCGGTCAACATGGGCAACGGCCGCGTGGGCATCCCCTGCACGGCCCACGGCCTTTCCTGGGGCGCGCCCATCGTCATCTCCGGGACCACGCACTATGACGGGGCCTACTCCGTCACAACGGACAGCACGACCGACCGCATCGTGATCACCGCGACCTACACGGCCGAGACATTCACGGGCAGCGAGGCGATCAACATCGGCCGCAAGGCGGCCATCGCCGGCGCTGCGCGCGACGCCGGATCCGGCAAGGTCGGCCTGCCCGCCGCGGCTCATGGCCTGCCCGTGGGCAGCCGCATCGTCGTTTCCGATTCGACGCACTACGCCGGCACCTACACCGTGCTGCGCGGGACCACGGCCGACGAACTGCTGATCACCGCAACCTACGAGGCCGAGACCCTGGCCGCCAGCGCCGTCTGCCACTTCTGGGACAAGACGTTCAAGATTTCCAACGACATGCCTTCCTGGGGCTGCGAGAAGGGCTTTCCCGGCATCCCGCTGTATCTGTGGTTCCGGGGGGGCAAGGTCAAGAAGCTGAGCCTGAGCCTGAGCGACAGCGGCGTGCTTTCGGCCAGCTTCGACATGCTGGGGGCCAACGAGAACGCCATCGTGGACGATTCCGGCGCCGCCGCGCCCTATGACGCCAGCCCGGTCGAGCTGCCCATCGCCAAGTACGAGAAGGCGCATCTCTCCATCGTCGAGGGCGGCGCGCTCTCGACCAACCGCATCACGACCTACACCCTCGACGTCGATTTCGGCCTGGAGGGCAAGGCCACCATCAACGCGCCGGAGAAGGCCGGCGAGCTCGGCGACATCACCGAGAACATCATGGAGATCAGCGGCAAGCTGGAGGCGCTGTTCAAGGACGCCACCTTCCTGGACAAGGCCCTGGGCTTTGAGACCAGTTCGCTGGAGGCGCTGCTGCGCCGCGAGGGCTATCAGCTCAGCTTCAAGATGGAGGAGCTCAAGTACGAGCAGAGCACGCCCTCCATCGACGGTCCCGCCGGCGTGCTGGAGAGCCACAACTACCAGGGATTCTACGCCGCCGGCGCGTCCGATTCGGCCATCGTGGTGCGCGTGCGCAACGAAATGTACAGCCTCACGGAGTAGCTCATGAAGATCACCCTGCCCGTCAGCGGAGACATCGTCGAACTGGCCGTCTGGAGCTGGGCCGAAACCCGCAGCTATTTCGAGCGCCTCAAGGCCTATATGGCCCAGGGGGGCAAGACCAGCCACGACTGGATGGAGCACAGCCTGCGCGAGGACTATCCGGCCAAGATCATCGACAAGGCCATGGAGGCGGCCCCGGACGCCATCACGCTCTACAACGAGACCCTGCGCTACAACCAGGCCGGGCCGGAAGCCGTAAAAAACTCCTGCGGCTCTGGGACTGGCAAACAGACCCAGAGCGAGTCCGATACTGCCGGGCCTGCCGCGGCTCCGGAGGCGGCGGAGTAGAGGATTGCGGGGCCTGCGAATATGGCCGGGCCCCGCGACTGGACCCGGCCGCAGCGCCGGCCTGGAAGCTTTGGCAAAGCGTCCAGACGCAATGGCGCGTGGGCTTCGGCGGGGCGACGGGGCTTGACTACATGGCCGTGAGGCTGGTGGCCCGGATGCTGGGGGTGCGCATGGACAGGATGATGCTGGAGACGATTCAGGCGCTGGAGGCCGCGCAGCTTCAGCGTTGGGCCGAGGCCGCCGCGACGAGACAAGAGGAGGCGAGACATGGCCGCTGAGACCCGAATCATCGTCTCCGCAAAAGACCTGTTCTCCGACGTCTTCCACAGGGCGGAGCTTGGCGTTGAATCCCTGGCGCGCACCGTGGAGAAGTTCGAGGACCTCGTGCCGTTCGCCGGGCTGGGCATGGGCGCGTACATCGGCAAGGAGGCCTTGCGCGGGCTGACGCAAGAAACCTTCGAATACATGGACCACATGGGCAAGTTGGCGCAGCAGGTGGGCATGACCACCGAGGAGCTGACGCGGTATGGCTATGTGGCCAAAATTGCGGACGTCGATCAGGAAAGCTTCATCAAGTCCGTGGAGCGCCTGGAAAAGAATATGGGCGGCGCGGCCGGCGGCATCAGCGAGGGCATGGACAGCCTGTCCACCGGCGGCAACAAGGTCCGGGCCGCGCTCATGGCCATGGGCTATTCACAACAGCAGATCCGCGCTGGCATGCAGGACATGCCGTCTTTCCTCGCCAGCCTGGCGGAGAAATTCGCCGGCTATGAGAACGGCGCGCAAAAAACCGCTCTGGCCATGACCCTGTTCGGCAAGAGCGGCGCGGCCATGATTCCCTGGCTGAACAAGGGCGGCGAGGCCATGCGTGGTCTCATGGCCGACGCCGACGCCCTGGGCGTGGTCATCAGCGAGGAGACGGCCCAAAAGGCGGAGGAAGTCAACGACGAATTCAAACGCCTGAAGGCGCAATTCGAGGGCGTGCGCAACGCCGTCGCCGCCGGCCTGTTGCCCACGTTTCAGAATCTCGCCGAAACCTTCGTCGACCACAAGGCGAAGGTCGGAGACTACTCGACCACCATCGATATCCTTTCCGGGGGCATCAAGGGCCTGGCCCAATCCGTGCTGTTCCTCAAGTCGTCTCTCGTCACCTCCGCAGAAGGCTGGGGAATGCTCAAGGACATGGCCACCAAGAATGGCGGCCCGGAGCTTTGGGCGGCCATAGACAAGCGCCGCGAGGCGATTGAACGCGAATGGCGTGACTTCAACGAGAGCACCGCAAAGCTCGATCTCTTTGGCGAGCATCCCAAGGAGGAACAATCAGGCGAGCATGCGAGCCCGTCGAAAAAGACCCAGGCCCCGCTGGTGGACATGGGCAAAAACGGCGGGCTGGAGACGATCACCAAGCTCGGGCAGGAAGCCTACAAGGCGGAGGAGCAGCTCACCGCGGTCAAGAACAGCTACCAGGAATTCCTGCTGACCCTTTCCGGCGATCCCTTCGGCGCGGCGCTGCTCAAGAACCAAGCGGAATACGACAAGGCCAGCCTTGAAACGCTCAAGGAATATCAGAAGATCCAGGACGAGCGCAAAGCGCTTGCCGCCAAGGGACGGCTGACGCCGCAGGCCTCCGCCCTGTTGGACCGGCAACAGGCGGCAGTGCTCGCACGCACGTTCATCCAGCCACAGGTGCAGACCGTGAAGGACGCCCTGGCGCAGATTCAGGATGATCTGGAGACCATGGCCCACGACGCGGCCCATGTGACGACCATGGCCGAAAGCACGGGCATCGGCCAGTGGGAGGCCAAGGCCAACGCGATCAAGGCCAAGTACGACGCGCTGCGCAAGGACCCCAAGACCATGCGCTTTTCCGCCGACTGGGACGCCGAACAGGGCGCCGCGCTGCTGCGTCTGGAGCGCGACAAGGCCGTGGCCATGGCCCAGCAGCGGTCCGAGCTGGCCCAGCTTGTCGGCGATACCCACGGCTACTACGGCGAGCAAATCAAGATTTTGGAAATTCAGCGCGACCAGGTCAGCACCGATGAGGAGCGCCGGCTCATCCAAGAGAAGTTGAACCGCGCCCAGGCGCAGTTCGCCGGCGACGGCATGGACGGTCTGCGGCGGTCATTGGGCGACTTTGCGGCCGATGCCGAGGATACGTGGAAGAACTGGTACGAGGCCGGCCGGGCCTCCATCAGCAAAATCGAGGACGCCCTCGCCGATCTTTCCGTGGGCAAGGAAGTCGACTTCCAGAAGTTCAGCCAGGACTTCGCCCGGGAGGTCAGCCGCGATATCGTCATCCGGCCCATGCTGGGACAGCTCACCAACGCCCTGACCTCCATCCCCGGCCTGCAGGACATCTTCGGCGCGGGCAAGGACGCCGCATTGACCGCCGCCTCCGCCAGCCTGGACGCCAGCGCCGTTTCGCTGGACGCCTCGGCAATCGGCCTGGACACCGCCGCCCTGAGCCTGGAGACGGCGGCGATTACATTGGAGGGCGCGGCCCTCTCCATGGGGGCCAGCAGCGCCGGATCCATCGCCCAATCCGGGTCCGAGATGCTCAGCGGCATGGTGGACAACTTCTTCAACCTCGACGGCGCACGCGCCAGCGGCGGCCCGGTCGGGTCGGGCGATTACCTCGTGGGCGAACGCGGGCCGGAGATTTTGCGCATCGGCGGAGCCGGGTACGTCTACGACAACGCCGCGACGCAGGACATCCTTTCCGGGGCCACGGGGGCCGGCGCGTGGTTGACGCAGCACAACGTCACCATCGAGCAGAACTTCGACTTCCGCGGGGCGGACTCCTCGGCCATCACGCAAGTGCGGGCCTACGCCTCGGTCATCAAGCGCGAGTCCGTCGCCGAGGCCATGGCCGCCATCCGCGCCGAATCCGACCGCGGCGGCAGCTATTCCAAGTCCCTGGGCCGCCGGTCCAAGTAGGGGGAGAGCATGAGCATCGAGCGCATCTCCTGGCCGGCATTGACCAAGCGCCCGCGCGAGTGGGGCTGGAAGCTCATCGCCAACGGCAGCGACTGGACCAGTCCCTTTGACGCCGGCGGGCAGACGCTGGAGTTCCCCGGGGCTCGCTGGTGGTGCACCATCAGCTACGAGGACTTGCGCGAGGCGGACTGGCGCATTCTGGACGCCTGGCTGGCGCGGATGCGCGGCATGTCCGGCCGCGCGCTGTTCCCGTTGATCAACGCGGAGGAACCGCGTGGGCTGGCCACCGGAACGCCGGTCGTCAGCGGCGCGGAACAGACCGGCCGCAGCCTCGTCACCGCCGGATGGACCGCGAGCACCGCCGGGATATTGCTCACCGGCGATTATTTCAGCGTGGCCACGGACAGCGGGCCGGAGCTGAAGATACTCACGGCCGACGCGGCGACCGACGCCGACGGCAAGGCCACGCTGCAGTTCGAGCCGCCGCTGCGCAACAGCCCGGCCTCCGGCGCGGCGCTCACGGTGCGCACGCCCTTGTGTACGATGCGCCTGTACGACGCCGATCAGGGCCAGTTGTCCCTGAGCACCATGCGCCGCGGCGGCTGGACCGGCCAGCTTGTGGAGGCGTGGAAATGAGCGGGCGTGAAATAACCGCCCAGGCCGCGGAGGCCTCCTGCCAGGAAGTCGTTCCGCTGATGCTTCTGGCCCGGCTGGAGTTCGACGGCGAACCGGCGCTGATCACGAGCGCGCCTTACGACGTGGCCTATGACCTGGACGGCGACGGCGAGGCGGAGATCTGGCGCTCCACCTTCGGCATGGGCCAGGTTTCCGGAGCGGAAGAGGGGCTGGAGACGCAGTCCTACAGCCTGACCTGCAAGCTTTCCGGCCTGGACGCCGCGGCGATCTCCATGGCCCTGCAGTACGACCCGCAGGGCCGGCCGGCCAGCTTCTGGCTGGCCTTTCTGGACGCGGACCACCGGATCGTCCCTTCGCCCGTGCTGCTGTTTCGCGGACGCATGGACGTCATGCCGATTACGGCCGGCAAGTCCGGCGAGATCAGCCTCACCGTGGAGTCGCGCCTGGCCGACTGGGACCGCGTGCGCGGCGGCCGCTACACCGACGCCGAACAGCAATCCCGTTGCCCGGGCGACCGTTTCTTTCAGTTCGCCGCGGCGGCCTGCGATCAGGAAATCAAGTGGGGGCGCACATGACCAACCGTCGTCCGGACTGGCCCTCGCGGCTCATGGCCGCCATCGAGGCCGCGCGCAACAGGCCGTTTTCCTGGGGCGGCCTGGATTGCTGCCTGTTCGCCTGCGACTGCGTTGCGGCCATGACCGGCGTCGACCCGGCGGCGGAGTTCCGCGGCAGGTACGATTCGTCCGCCAAGGCGCGGCGCAGGCTGCGCGCCTTTTCCGGCGGCGGCGGGCTGGAAGCCACTGTGGCGATGCTGGCCGCGCGCCACGGCATGGCGGAGGTCCGCGTCGCGCAGGCGCAGCGCGGCGATCTCGTGCTCATCGACGCGCCGGAATGGCCTTCGGAGCGGCGCGCCCTGGCCGTTTGCGCCGGTTTGCGCCTGGCCGTGATGACGGCGGGAGGCGTTGATTTCGTCGCCCCGGCGCGGGGCCTGCGCGCCTGGAGGGTCTGATGCCGCCGGTCGTCGCCGCCGTCGCCGCCTACGCGGCCAGCACCTGGGCCAGCAGCTACGTTATTGGCTATCTTGCCTTGCAGGGCACGTGGTTGGCCGGCGCGGTGCGCTTCGGCATCAGCATGATCGCCACGGTCATGAGTTCCGCGCTGTTCTCCAGCAGCGGAAAAAAGTCGGACTTGGGCACCTCGTCCCAGGACCGCAAGCTGACCCTGCGCAGCACGCAGGAATACCGCAAGCGCATCTACGGCACGGTCATGGTTTCCGGCCCGCTGGCGCTCAAAGTCAGCACGGGGTCCTCGAACCAGTATCTGCATCTCGTGGTGGCCCTGGCCGGACGCAAGCTGCGCTCCATCGGCGAGGTCTATTTCGACAGCCTGCTTTCCAGCGATTCGCAAATCAGCAACTACAACCGCGTCAAAAAGCACCTGGGCAGCGCGCTGCAGGAAGCGGATGCGGACCTCGTGAGCGAGGTTCCCGGCTGGACCACGGCGCATCGCGGCCGGGGCGTGGCCTATATTTACTCGCGCCAGGAATACAACTCCACGGCCTGGCCCAGCGGCGTCAAAAACGTCCAGGCCGTATGCGAGGGTCATGCCCTTTATGACCCGCGGCTGGCCACCATCTCCATCGCCGCCAGCGCCGCGGGCTCCCCGGCAGTCCTGACCACCACGGCGGCCCATGGTTTGGCCGTGGATGACGAGGTGTTCGTCACCGGACATGCGGGCCTGGCCAAGCGCTATTTCGTGGCCAGCACGCCCAGCGAGACGACGCTGACCCTGGCCGACGCCGTCAGCGGCGCGGCCGTGGCCCTGGACTCCGCCAGCACCGGCGGCGAAATCTCGCGCATGCGCTGGTCCAACAACATGGCCCTGTGCCTCTTGGACTACCTTTTCGACCCCGAGGGCCTGGATTGCGATATGTCCGAGATCGCGGCGGACTACTGGATCGCCGCGGCCAATCTTTCGGATGAGCAAGTGGTTTTGGGCGCGGTGAGCGCCTTCACCGCCGACCCGGACACGGACGTGATCACCCTGGCCGAGGCCGCGCCCTGGCAGACCGGTTTGCAGGTGCGCCTCAGCTCCACCGGGACGCTGCCCGGCGGCCTGGCCGCGGCGACTTCCTACGCCTGGATTCGCCTTTCGGCCACGACCGGGCAACTGGCCGCCACCAAGGAGGATGCGACCTACGGTTTGGGGGTCGACATCACCAGCGCGGGCAGCGGCGCGCACAGCGTCAGCGCCGCCCTGATCTGCGGCATCGACGCCGCAGCGTTGCAGCAGAGCGCGACCTTCACCGCCGACCCCAGTGGCGACGTGCTGACGCTTTCGACGGACATCGCCTGGACCACCGGGACGCAGGTGCGGCTGAGCAGCACGGGCAGCCTGCCCACGGCGCGCATCACCATCCACCACGAAGCGACCTTCAACGAATTCGTCGAGCCGGCCTGGGATGAAATCGTCGAGCAAACGCTTTCCACCGGCACGGACTATTACCTGATTCGCCTCAGCGCCAGCACGTACCGTCTGGCCGCGAGCGCGGCCAACGCCACGGCCGGAACGGCCCTGGACATCGTCACCGCGGGCAGCGGCGCGCACACCATCGCCAATTACGTCAGCGAGGGCGCCACGCACAGCGGCCTCGTCACCCTGTCCGACGAAGTACCGCGCGACAGCGACTCCAGCGACGACAGCGACCAGGACGCCATCAACCCGCAGTTTGGCTGGGACACCGGGGACGGCGTGGCCTTTTTCGGCGGCGTCGCGCCGACCGGGCTGGAACTGGGCGTCACCTACTACTGGATTCGCGTCACCAACACCACGGGCTATCTGGCCGCCAGCCATGACGACGCCATCGCGCATGCGGCTTTGACTTTGACCGACGCCGGGTCCGGCCTTTCCCTGGCCCGCATAAGCCAGCCGCGGTACACCTGCAACGGCGTGGTCGACCTCGGCGAGAAGCCCATCGACCTTCTGGAGAAGTTGCTCACCGCCGGCGGCGGCTACATGCCGTATATCCAGGGCCAGTACCGTCTGCACTTGGCCGGAGCGGTGGCTCCCAGCTTCGCGCTTACGGCTTCGGACGCGCGGGATTCGGTCAAGGTCCAGGCCCGGCAGGCCAAGCGCGACATTTTCAACGCCGTGCGCGGAACCTACGTCGACCCCACGCAGTTTTGGCAGGCCACGGACCTGCCGCCGCTGCAAAGCGACACCTACAAGGCCCAGGACGGCGGCCAGACCATCTGGAAGGACCTGGAACTGCCCTTCACCACGGATTGCATCCGCGGCCAGCGCCTGCTGAAAATCTATTTGGAGGACGCGCGCCAGGGCATGACCGTCGAGTTCCCCTCGAAATACACGGCGGCCGATGACAGCGTGTTCAAGGTCGCGCCCATGTCCGTCGGCGCGCTGAGCCTGGACCTGTTCGGCTTTGATGCCAAGCAATTCATCTGCACATCCTGGAAGGTGGCCGACGACTTGGGCATTGACCTGATGCTCAAGGAGTACGCCGCGCAGGCCTTCGACTGGAGCCCGGCCGAGGCCAGCCATCCGGACTATGCGCCCAACACCGCGTTGCCCAGCCCGGGCGTGGTGGCCGCTCCCTCCGGCCTGGCGCTCACCAGCGGCACGGCCGTGCTCTACGTCCGGGCCGACGGAACGGTGCAGTCGCGCCTGCGCCTGGGCTGGACCGCCCCGGCCGACCGCTTTGTGCTTTCCGGCGGGACCATTGAAATCGGCTACCGGAAGAGCGCGGACACGGCCTGGACGCGCTTCGGCTCCGTGGCCGGCGACGCAACCGAGGCCTACATCCTCGACGTGGAGGACGGCGTCGCCTATGACGTGCGCATCCGCGCGGTCAACGGCATCGGCGCGGCCTCGGCCTGGGTCGCCGTGAGCGGCCACATCGTGCTCGGCAAGAGCGAGCCGCCCATGGACGTGACCGGACTTTCGGCCGCGCAGAACGGCACGAGCACAAGCGTACAGTGGGACGCGAACAACGAGAAGGACTATGCCGGAACCGCCTTGCGCTACTCCGCCCCGGTCGCCACGGCGGAGGAATTCGAATGGGATTCCGCATCAATAATCACCGGACCCTACAAGGGTTCGGTCTACACCTGTCCGACCATTCCGCCGGGCACATGGACCATCGCCGCGCGCCACTACGACACCAGCGGGCATTACAGCACGAACACGGCGATCAGCCAATACGTCATGGCCCAAGCCAATACGGTCATTTTCGAAAGCGAGCAGGGGCCGGCCTGGCCGGGCAGCCTGAGTCACCTCGTGCGGCACCATACCGGCGTGCTCATCCCGGCGTCGCAAATCCTTGCCCAGGACGATCCGCTTACGGAGTTCGTGCCTTCGCCATTCGCCACGTGCGTGTACGAGTCGGAAGAGATTGACCTCGGGTTTGACCAGGATAACGTGCGCGTGTGGATTCGGCCGGCCGCGGCCGCCGGGCCGGGCGAAAGCGCGGCCTCCGGAATCACGGCGGAAATCGACTGCCGCCTGGAAGGATCCGAATATTCCGGCTGGCGGCCCTGGACCATCGGCGTCGTTTCCTGCCGCTACCTCAAGACGCGCTGCGTGCTCGACACCAGCTCCGGCGTATCCGTGCTTTCCGGGCTCCTGCCCACGGTGGACGTGACGCCCCGGACGGAAACCCACGCCATCAGCGTTGAGCCCGGCGGAACAACGGTGACTTTCGACCAGCCGTTCAACCGTCCGCCCATTCCGAGCATTCAGCCCATCGGGACTTCCGCCGTGGTTCTCATTCCCGAGACGCCGACCACGACCGGTTGCGCAGTCAGCGGATATGTCAGTTCGACCGGTGAGGAGATCACCTCCCCCTGCAACGCATCCGCAACCTTCACAGGAGCATGAGCCATGAGTTTCGTTCTGCCTAACATCACTCTTCAGGAGCCAGCCCTTTGGAAAAGCATGCTGGATTATTTCGCCGCCCTGGCCGCGCGGCAGTCCCTCATTTACGCCCCGCACGAGCAGGACACCCCGAACATGACTGTGCGCCTCGAACCCGGCTGCATCCCGCCTTCAGTGGAGGTGGCCGCCCAGAGCACGGAAACCATCGTCCCGCCCACCACGCATCCGCGCATCGACCTCGTAATCATCGACAACTCCAGCGGTGCTGTCGACGTGGTCATGGGAACGGAAGCCGTTAGCCCGGTCGCGCCGGACCTTCCGACCGGGAAAAGCCGCATCGCGGAAATCGCCCTGGCCACGTCCACCACGGTCATCACCAACAGCCTAATCACCGACCGCCGCGCTTTGGGCCTGCTCGGTTTTGGCGAAGCAGCGCTCCTCGACTTGGGCACGACCACCGGCACCGTCTGCGCCGGGGACGACGCGCGCGTCACCAATGCGATTCTGGCCGACCTGCGCGGCATCACCTTCGCCCAGGGCGACCTCCTTTATTTCGATGGCGAGAACCTGGCCAAGCTGGCGGCCGGCACGTCCGGCCAGTTTCTCAAGACGCTGGGCGCCGGGCAGAATCCCGCATGGGCCAATTCCGAGGGCGGGGAATTCAGCTACTCCGGGACCAAGCAGACCTTCAGCGCCGTCGCGTCCGTCTCCTTCACGGGGCTCGACACGACGACGTATGATTACATGCTGTTGTTTCGCGACGTTGCGGCGGCGACAGCCGGGGCGAACCTCAAGGCAGTGTTGGGGACCGGGAGCGGGCCCACGTGGATCACCACCACAAACTACATGTACGTGTGCGCGGATATGGCTCCCGGCGACACCGCGCTGACCTTTGTCCGGCAAAGTGCGGACAGCAGCATGTCCGTCTCGCCGGCGATCGCGTCGGGTAATTTGTATAACGGACGACTGATCCTCATCGAAAACCTGAGCCAAACCTACAAGCCCAACCTGTTCGAGGTGCATGGCCAGGCGTACAAAGATTTCACGACCGCCATGCTCAAGCGCGACGGCTGGGGCGTGGCCATCGACCCCAGCGTGGTGCAGACGACGGCGCTCAAAATCACGGCCAGTAGCGGCAATATCTCCGGGACCATCGAACTTTGGCGGAGGGCCAAAAAATGAGCTATGACATGAAGATGGTTGACGGCCAGCTTGTGCCTCTGACCGCCGCCGAAATCGCCGAGCTGGAGGCCAGGGACGCGGCGGACGCCGCCCGCGCGCACAATGCCGCCCTCGACGCGCAGATCGCGGCCCTGGAGGCGACACAGACCCCGCGCCGGATGCGCGACGCCGCGCTCACCGAGGCCGGCAAGACCTGGCTGGCGGACCTGGAGGAGCAGATCGCCGCACTCCGGGCGCAGCGGACGTAAGGCGGCGATGGCAGGAACCGGCTAGCCCGCGTCCGTCTTCCTGGCCGCCACGACCGCCGCGCGCCAAGTCAGCACGTCGACTGCGCGGATGCTCCAGGAGCGCGAGTCATTGGGGCGCTTGCGCGCTCTCAGGCGGCCGGAGCGAATTGCCCTACAGACGAACGCAACGCTCACCCCCGCCAAAATGGCCGCCTGCGTGGCCGTCAAAGTCCGCCGACGCACATTGCGCACCGGGTTGATCTGATCTTTGTTGGCAGCGTAGTAGGCCAAACCCTGCGCCCGGTCGATCTCCGCCACGGCCAGCGGCGCGCAGGCGGGGCAGTAGCGCTGGAGTCCGCCGGTCACGGTGTATGTCTCGCCGCAGCGGGCGCAGATGTCCTGCGAGCCAAGCGGCCGCGTCTCGCCCCGGCGCGCGCGGGCCTTATAGCGGCGGTCCGTCTCGGCCTGGCGCACGGCGCGGCAGGCCGGACAGTACCATGCGCGCGGGCCGCCGGCAAAGGTGGCGCCGCACTCGGGATTGCGGCAGATGCGCGGCCGCAGATTGCCGCCCGTCACGCCTTACCCCTTGAGCGCGTCGACGTAGGCCTCGGCGGCCTGGCTGCGGTAGTGGCCCGCCTGCCAGTAGGCGCAGGCCCAGATCGCCAGGGCGGTCGCCTCGGTCTGGTCCAGGGCCTCCAGGCGCGCGGCCAGCGCCGCCGTGTCGTAGCTCCACTTGGCTGCCATGCCGTCAAGCTCAGCGTCGCGCACCATGAGCGCCAGGTGATCCGGGCCGCAAAGCTGCGGCATGAGATAGTGGGCGTTGTGCAGGTCGACCAGCGCGAGCAGCTCCTCACGCGAGAGCTGGCGCGACGCTCGGGTCAGGGCGCGCGGGAGCACGGCCCCGGCCCACTCGATGAGCCAGGCCGCGCCGCCGGTGGGCGTGGCGAAATTTTCGGCTGTGTAGTCGAGCGTGGCCTCGTCGAGGCGCGCGCTGATCATGCGCCGGCCGGCGCTGGGGCGTTGGGGCATGCGGCCGCGCTTGGGCGCGGTGGGGGACTTGGTCATATGGCCTCCTCTTGCGGGCCGCTTGGCCCGTGTGTATATGTGGTCGGTCCTCGTCAGTCGTCGGGGGGCAGGGTGTCCAGCTCTGCAAACCCCCTCGACGGCGGGCGAGGCGTCTAGCACTCCGAGCCGGTCTCGTCATACACGATGGGGTCGCCGTCATCATCCCGAGCATCGAGGGTCAGCGTACGCGTCTCCTCGTCCCAGTCGCCATAGGCGCTTTCGCCGCCCTGGCAAATCGCCCCGCGCCCGGTATCGGGCCATACAGTCATCTGTCCGCGCTGGCCGCCCTCGTAAGTGATGGGCCAGGTCTTGCAGCCAGGCGCCAGCTCAGCGGCCTGATCGATGGCGGCGGCGGCGACGGTCTCCCGCATGGTCTCAAGGTTGGCGGCGGTGATGGTCGTCATGGTCTTCTCCTCGGTCTGTGGGCCGGGGCCGATTCCCCCGCCCTTGTGACCTATATATATGCGCTAGCTTGCCTGTTGTCAAGTAACTTGTAATATTTTTAAAGTTAATAATTTCTGAATTTTAGGATAAAAATAAAAAGGAGCAGTCGGATTAAGACGGCTCCCGGCGGTAAAAGCAGGGTTTGGACGCCGGCGGCGAGGCCTCGCGGCGGCGAGGCGGGCGGCTTAGTCCGACTTCGGGATCGCCATGGGCAGGCCGTCCGGCTTTTTCTCCTCCTCCCTGGGGGGAGCTTCGGCCGGGTCTTCCTGACGCTTGCGGATGCTCCCGCTGGCGGCGTTGACCGTAATCGCGCTGCCGCCCTCCGACGAAATATACCGCTGCAGCACGCCGTTGCGGTCGAAATACAATATCGCGGACGAGCGATAGACGTCATGGCCGCCGGTCAGCGGTCCGACAATCGGAATGAAATTCTCCGGCCGCGACTGCACGCTCATGTAATAATACATCAAGCGTTCCTGTCCGGTGGAAAGCCGCATGCGCTGGTACGGTTGACCCAGGAGATAAATCGCCTGGTCAACCGTCGTTTCGCCCTGCTTGAGCTGGGCGAGCTGCTCATAATGAATTTCCCGCCCATGGGCCATGCAGCCGCAAAGCACCCCGGCAAGCATGAACAACGCAAGACGTTTGGGCATGGCGGCCTCCGGTTCATTTGGAAAAATCAAACGTCCAGGATGAATCGTACCCGTCGGTGAAAATCGCTTTTTTGAATTCAAGATCGCGAAGCCGATTGATGAGTTCTCCGTCTTTGCCGAGCTTGTGGACAAGCGGACGGGAAATCAAAACATAGCGGAATGTGATGATATCCTTGTTTTTCCCGCTCACATTGACATGCATGTCCATGCCCTTGTCCAAGGCGTTGTCTTCAAAATCGCGAGCGGCATCGATGCGCAGGCGCATCTTGTCCTTGAGCGTGAGTTCTACTTTGGGAGCGGGGCCTTTCGGTTCGTCGTGGGTCTGAGGAATGGCGGGAGCTTGCTTCGGCTTATCTTTTGGCATCGCAACCATAATAAAAACTATGGCTATTACGATGAAAATAAGCACGCCTTTGGATATCTTGAACATCGTCTACCTCATAACTTCTGGAGCACCCACACCGCCTTGCCTATGACCACCTGCTCATAATCGGTCACGTCGACCTTCATGTCCTGGTGCTCGGGATTGATGCTGCGCAGGATCAGTTCGCCATCCTGAGGATTAAGGAAAATCCGCTTTACGGTCAGCCCCTCGTAGGGCACGCGCACGCCGTAACGCTCGCCCACGATGATTTCCCGCTGCTCGGTGTCCAAGCCGACGAAAGCGCCGTCATGAATTTCAGGCTCCATGCTCCGGCCCTTGATCTGCACCACAAGAATGCTTTCCCTATAATAGGATACGGGCACGCACACGCGGCAAATCGCCTCGGTCTCCCATTGATCCAGCGGCAAACCCGCCGCCGCGGCGACATGCACAGGCACCACATAGCCCACGGGAGCATCATCCTCCGGCCCGAGAATGACGGCGGCCTCGCTTTTCGCGTTTGGCGCGAGCCTCCGAATGGTCAAATGGTCGGCTTTCGATTGGAACATCGCTCCCTCCCCGGTAAGGAGCCAGTGTGCATCGATTCCAAAGGCCTTGACCCACGCGGCCAAAGTTCTCTGATTGGGCAAGCGTCCATTCAAGAGATAGCCCGTGACCGTCTGGCCGGAAAGTTCCGCCACGGCGGCGAAATCCTTCTGTTCCAAGCCGGTTGCCTTGATAACCTGGCGTAGACGTTCAGCAAAATCATCATTCATATTTTTTATGAGCAACCTCAAAAAAGTGTTGACTCAATCAGAGTTTTTACGTACACCTCTTCTCAAGAGGGCCGTTTGAGAAACCCGTGAGAATTGGAGCCACAAAAAATTATGAACACGCTACCCGCAAGCCAGCCGTCTCGTCAACGCCGTCTGCGCGTATGGATTCTCGAACATGGCGTCGTCATCACCGAGCTGGCCAAGGCCTGCGGCGTCAAAAAAACGAATTTGTGCAACATCCTCTACGCCCAGAAGACCATTCCCCCCGTGACCCGCGATGCGCTGATCGCCGTGGGCATCCCCGAGGAGCTTTTGGCGCCGCCCACGCGCCCGAAGTCCTCTCTCGTCGACGAAGTCGAAACCCTGCGCCGGGAAAACGCGGCGCTCCGGGCGCAGCTGGGCCAGTCCATGGCGGTCTAGGGGCGGCGGTCACGCGGTACGAGTTTTTTAGCGGCCCGACAACGTAACCATTCGAGGAGAGAGTGACCATGCGGCATCCGAGTCTGGTGGATCTCAGTCTGGGCGATGCGCTGCACCTCGCGCTGCGGCTCTCCGGCAAGACCGCCGAAGAGGTCGGCGCGCAGTTGGGCTGGTCGCCCGGGAACACCTCGCGGATTTTCGGCGAGGAAAACTACTGGCCGACCCTGCCGAACATTCCCAAGCTCTGCGTCATCCTCGGCAACTACGTCCTCATCGACTGGATTCGCGAGCAGGCCGAAGCCGGCGGCCTCAAGCACGATTTCGACGCGCTCGACAGCCCGCAACTATTGCAGGAGTTCGGCCAGCTCTTCCGCGACCTGGGCGACACGGCCAAGGCCGGCGAACGCGCCCTGGCCGATGGGCACATCGACATCGGCGACGCCAAGACCCTGATCCGCAAGCTGTACATCCTCTGCCGCGACGTGGTGCGGATCATCCGCGGCCTGCGGCCCATCGCGGGCAAGGTCGGCCGCGACATGCAGGAGGATGACGCCCGTGTGTAAGCTCGCAGTTTTTCTGCTTTGCCTGGCCGGGCCCCTGGGCTGGCCCCTGGCCGCGCTGCTCATGCTTTCGGCCGCCCTCCGGGCCGGCCGCAACCGTTAGGAGGATGCCATGCAGGCCACCAAGGACATGACGGCTTACGCCATCCTGGGCGCGATCCAGATGTTGCTCCACGATCTTGTGCAGCGGCCGGAGATGCGCCAGGCCGACCGCGCCCGCGTGGTGCTGATCAACCTCGACGTGGCCGAGCTGCGCCGGGTCTACTGCCCGCGGCCGCCGCGCGTGGCCCTGGGCCAGCAGTTCCGGATGCTCGCCGGCGCGCCGGAGCGCGAGCAGGACGAACTGCTGCGCCGGGCGGGGTAGTCCATGGCCCCTCACGCCGAGACATCCGCCGCCCACGCGGCCTGGCTGGAGCGCTTCTGCTTCGATTGCCCCGCGTGCAAGGCGCGCATCACGCCGCAGACCTGCGCCGCCATGCGCCAACGGCCGCTGCTCACCGAGGGCAGCGGAACCGACGGCCAGCGCGAGCAGCTTTTCCGGCCGGCCGGCTGCGGCGAGGACTGCACGGCCTGGCTGGCGCAGCGCGACGCCCCGCGCAAGGGCCCGACCAACGGCGCGGCGCGCACCAAGCGCGGGACCTGCGGCTTTTGCGGCCGGCGCGACATGGCGCTGATCACCGGCGGCCTGTGCGGCGGCTGCGACAAGCTGCGCCAGGCCGGCGGCATCGTGCGCGAGGGCGAGGGCTGGCGCATCGCGGACCCCAGGCCGGCCAAGGCGGCCAAGCCCGCAACGCCCGCCAAGCCGGCGGACAAGCCCGCGCCCGCCGCCAAGCCGCTCCGGCCGGTCGGGGCGGACCCGGACAAGGAGCTTTTGACCCCGCGCGAACTCGACGCCTTGCAGGCTGCCCGCCGGATGGCGGCCGCTTCCCCCGCCGCTCCGGCGCTCTCCGCCCGGCCCTCCGGCCCCGCCGCCTCCTCCTCCGCGGCGGAGCCGGGGGCCGCTTGCGGGGGCGTGCCGGACGATTTCCAGCTCTTCGCCCCGCAGCCCGGCCGGCGCGATCCCGGCGTGCCGAGCCTCACCATCGGCAAGGGCGGCGACATCGTCATCGGCGTCGATGCGGTGCGGCGGTACGGCTTGTCCGACGTACGCTTTGTCCGCGTCTATTGGTCTCCGCGCCGGCGCGCCCTGGCCATCCAGCCCGCGCAAAGCCGCGAGGGGGCCTACAGCCTGCTGCGGCGCAAGCATTGCGACGTCCGCGAGATCTGCGCCGCCGCGTTCCTGCGTCATTTCGGCATCGCCGCGCCGCCGCGGACGCGGTTCCCGCTCACCCCCGGCCCGGGCGGCCTGCTCGTGGCCACCATCGACGCGCCCGCGCAGCCGGGCGGGGAGGATTGAGCCATGAGGAGCCTGTGCGAATGTGATTACGGCGACGCCGAATCCCCGGAATTTCTCAGCGAGGAGAAGCGACGCGCGCGGAAGGACCACCGCTGCAGCGATTGCGGCGGCGTCATCGCCGTGGGCGAAACCTACGTGCACGTCAGCGGCATGTGGGGCGGCCGAATCGAGACGTACAAAATCTGCTCCGGATGCGGTTCGCTGCGGGGCGTCTTCGGCTGCGCCTGCTTCGGCGAACTCAAGTCCGAGATTTTCGAGGAGCTCCACGAGACGGGCGACCTGCCTATCGGCGATTTCGGCGCGCTGGGCGCGGCCAAGCTCGATGAGATGCTGGCCCAATTCAACGCCGCGCACGGAGAAATCGGGGAGGACTGAGCCATGGCCGTCATGATGCAGGAAAGGGGCATGACCGTCGCCGAGCTGATAAAGGAACTGCAATCCTATCCGGGAATCTATCCCGTGTATCTCGGCAAGGCGGGGGAGCCCATCACCAGCGAAAACATCCAGAAAGTGCCCGTGACGCCCCGAATTTGCGAGCCGCGAATCTTCATCGCAACCAGCAAAGAAATGGAGAAGATAAAGCCATGACCGCCCAAATCACGCCTCTTCCCGACCGCTCGGCCGAACAGCCGGCCGAAGCCCGCCCGCGGCATGAGGTCCAGGCCGTGCTCATCCTTACGGCCGATGTGCCCGAGAACGTCACGGCCACGCACCTCGCGCAGTACGCCGGAGGCCTGTTCAACGGCGACGACGACCTGCCGGAGGACATCCGCGACGAGCTGGCCCTCACGGAGATTCACGGGACCACCAACCCGGTGCGCGGCAGCGTGCTGGACTGCGCCGTGGCCGCCGGAACCCTGGCCATGAAGGCGCAAATGGCCGCGCGCGAAGCTCGCTGCGCCTATTGCGCCGACACCAAATCCATCGACCTGCCCGGCGGCGCGGAACCCTGCGCGGCGTGCAAGTAGGGGGATGCCATGGCGATGACCAGACGTCACATGTGCCTCAATGTCCGTGGATTTCTCCGGAACAACACCTACCCGCACGATTTTGAGCAGGTCTTCCTCGATGACGACGGAAAGGTCTTGTCGGCCTATGAGGCGCGCGAATTCCTCTTCGACGAGCTGGCCAAGGGGCACGAGGTCATACCGACCTGCGAATGCGACAATTTCGACTACTCCGGCGGCGGCTGCCAGGGGCATCCGGTCGAGGATGCGGGGGAGACGGCATGAGCTGCCCGCATGGCAACCGCAGCACGGAGACGTGCCTGCACTGCCTGCGCGGCGCCCGCGATGCGGCCATGCGGGAACTGGCCGCCTATGCCCGCCGCTGCGGCGAGCTGGAGGCGCAGCTCTGCCGCCGGCTTGTGGAGCGTCCCGACCGTGAGGCCCTGCTGCTGGTGCTCCGCGAGCTGCGCAGTGCCAGGCTCAAGCATCCGCACTTCGCCGTCAACGTCGAGGAGGCGCTGGCCGTGCTCGGCGCGGAGTATGGCGAGGTTGCCGCGGCTGTCCTGCACAATGACGTGCAAGGGGAGCATGGCGTCATCCGCGAGGCCGCCCAGGTCGCGGCCGTGGCCATCCGGATCATCGAGATGAACCTCCCGGCCATGGAGGGCTAGGCCATGATCTACTGGACTCGCGCCTGGAATCCCATCGTCGGCTGCACCAAGTGCAGCCCGGCCTGCTCCAACTGCTACGCCGAACGGCTGCATACCCAGCGCCACAAGGCCCTGCTCGCAGGCAAGCGCATGCCCGAGTGCTACCGCGAGCCCTTCGACACGGTGCGCTTCCTGCCGGAGCGGCTGGCGGAGCCCCAGGTTGGCGGCGCGCCGCAACGCTACTTCGCCTGCAACATGTCCGACATGTTCCACAAGGACGTGCGCGAGGAGTGGCTTTGCAAAATCTTTCAGGCCTTCGCCGGCCGCCCGCGCCACACATTCCTTGTCTTGACCAAGCGCTGGAAGCGCATGCAGGACTTCCTCATTTCGCATAAGCCGGACTATTTGCACGCGGCCTGGCCCCTCCCCAATGTCTGGCTGGGCGTCACGATCTGGGACCAGGCCAGCGCCGACCGCGCCTTGCCCATCCTGCTCAACACCCCGGCGGCCAAGCGCTGGGCGAGCTACGAGCCCGCACTCGGGCCGGTGAATATGGGGCGATACTTTTCGAAGTGCTACTGGTGCGAGGTGTGTGGCGAGCGCCAAGGCTACAGAGAACCCATCTTGTACCGCTGCCTCTCTTGCGGCTTTGAAGCCGACTCGAAGTCATGGGGCGAAGCGGATCCCCCGATCTGCCCGGAGTGTGGGGATAGCAATGAGGACATCGTTTGCCGCTCTTGTGGTGGAGGTGGCCTCAAGTTCGATTTCCCGTCGGAATCATACCCCGTCGGCCTCGACTGGGTCGCCACCGGCGGCGAGACCGGCCCCGGCGCGCCGCCTTCACACCCCGACTGGTTCCGCAAGGTGCGCGACGACTGCAAGGCCGCAGGCGTGCCGTTTTTCTTCAAGCAGTGGGGGGAGTACGGGCCCGCCGTTCTTCGTCGCACCGTCGATGGTGCTTACGACCGCACCAACGGCCGCGATCATCACGATGCGGACCCGACATGCAACGGCAAGATGATGCGCCTCGGCTCCCGCCGCGCCGGCCGCGTGCTCGATGGCCGGACCTGGGAGGAGGTGCCCAATGTCTGACGCCCGCCCGATCAACGTCGACCTCTTCGCCGGCGGCGGCGGGGCCAGCACGGGCTTCCGTTTGGCCATCGGCCGCGATCCGGACGTGGCCGTGAATCATGACCCCAAGGCCATCGCCATGCACAAGGCCAACCATCCGGACACGCTGCACGTCTGCCAGGACGTCTGGTCCTGTCCGGCGCAGTGGGCCACCAAGGGCCGGCCTGTGGCGCTGCTGCACGCCAGCCCGGACTGCACGCATTTTTCCAAGGCCAAGGGCGGCGCGCCCAAGCGCGACCAGAAGCGCCGCGATCTGGCCTGGGTCATCGTCAAGTGGGCGCGCGAGGTGCGCCCGAACCTGATCACCATGGAGAACGTCGAGGAGATCAAGACCTGGGGCCCGCTGGACCATGAGGGCCATCCCATCGCCAGCCAGGCCGGGACAAGCTGGCGCAGCTTCATCGCCGCGCTCAAGCGTTTGGGCAACGCCGTGCAGTGGCGCGAGCTGCTCGCCTGCGACTACGGGGCGCCGACGATCCGCAAGAGGCTGTTCCTCATCGCCCGGCGCGACGGCAAGCCCATTGTCTGGCCGGAGCCCACGCACGGTCCGGGCAGGCCCCTGCCGTTCCGCACCGCAGCGGAGTGCATCGACTGGAGCATCCCCTGCCCGAGCATTTTCGACCGCAAGCGTCCGCTGGCCGAGAACACGCTGAGGCGCATCGCCATTGGAATCCAGCGCTATGTGTTGAACGCGGCCCAGCCTTTCGTGGTCAACCTCACCCACGGCGGACGCCTGGAGGACATCAACGACCCCATCAAGACAATCACCGCCGCGCATCGGGGCGAAAAGGCCCTGGTGACTCCGTTCCTTACCGAGCACGCCAACGCCTCCGGCCAGCGCACCTTCGATGTGCAAGAGCCGCTACGGACGCAGTGCGCTCAGGTGAAAGGCGGCCATTTCGCCATGGTATCGCCGGTCCTCGTGACCAACACCAGCGGCCACGCGCCCGGCCGGGTCGACGCGCCGGTGAGCACGCTCACCACGGGAGGCCAGCAGATGCTGACGGCGCCGCTGCTCGTGGGCGCGGGCGGCCCGGCCTATGGCGGCAAGCCGGTGCAGGCGGACAAGCCTTTCGGCACGCTCATGACCGAGAACCACACGGCCCTCGTCGCGGCCTTCCTGGCCAAGCACTACGGCGGCGTGGTCGGCCACGGCCCGACCCAGCCCATCGGTTCCGTGACCACTGTGGACCACCACAGCCTTGTGGCGGCGCACATAACCAAGTTCTATGGTTCAAGCACGGGATCCTGCCTGGACGAACCCTTGCACACGGTCACAGCCGGCGGACATGCCCAGCGCGCCTCGACTGGATACAAGCACGGACTCATTGCGGCGCACCTGCAACGCGACTTCGGCAACAGCGTCGGCCAGGCCGCGGATGCCCCCCTGGGAACCGTCACGGCGGGCGGCGGCGGCAAGGCCGGGCTCGTGGCGACCTTCCTGACCAAATACTACGGCCAGGGCGTGGGCCAGGCGATGTCGGCCCCGGCGGCCACCGTCACCACGCGCGACCGCATGGGCCTCGTCACCGTCACCATTGAGGGCCAGCCCTACGTCATCGCGGACATCGGCATGCGCATGCTCCAGCCGCGCGAACTCTACCGCGCGCAGGGCTTTCCGGATTCCTACATCATCGGCGACGACCCGGCGCAGGGCCTGAGCCTGACCAAGGCCGAGCAGGTGCATCTGTGCGGCAACAGCGTCTGTCCGGACGTGCTGGCCGCCATCCTGCGCGCCAACTACACCGAGGACTTCGCGCACGAGCCCGCGCGCGAGCTGCCGCTGCTGGCTGGGGAGGGAAGATCATGAGTAGGATCATCACCTCGCCTATCGTTTTGCTGCGCTGCCCGAACTGCGGAGCCCAGGCTGACATGCACGATAGCTGGCCGAATTATGTTCCTGGACGCCCATATATGGACGAGCCCAATGGGTACAAGTTCACAGTTGTCTGTGGCGGAGACTACCGCGTGTGCTGGTGCCGAACGGAGTGGTTTGTTGATCCGGAAGACGCCGCAAAAGCGTGGAACTACGGCGACGTTCTTTGCCTCCAGTGCGGTGGCAGTGGTCGTTCCGAAGTCAATACGCGCTGCTACATCTGTGAAGGGACCGGGCGCAAACGTCTGCGCCGCGCCCCCGAGGCACTGCCGCTGCTGGCCGGGGAGGGCCGATGAACGACACGCCCGACATCAAGCGCATCATGTCCCTCGTGCGCCAGGCCGGGGCCAAGGGCTGCACCGTGGCCGATCTGGTCCGCTGGACCGACGGAACGGAGCTGGCCATCCGCGCCGCGCTCCAGTTGCAGATCCAGGCCGGCTACGTCGTGACCGAGGAGATCTGGATCGGCGAGCGCTACCAGCATAAGCGCTACCGCCTGCGGGAGGGGCTGCCGGGATGAAGAATCTTCTCGTCATCACCTGGACGCTGCTTTGCCTCGTGGCCGGATTCCTGCTGCTGCTCCTGGCCGCAGCCTTCCGTTGGCGCTGGATGGGCGAACGGCTTGTCTATGCCAAGCACGCCCTTGTCCGCTTGCTCCAGGAGGACGCATGATCCAGGCCGCCATCCTTGTTTTCGGCGCCATCGGTGCCGGGCTCATCGCCCGCGGCGGCCGCGCGGAGCTTCTCGGCTTCGTGGTGGCCTTCCTGGCGCAGCCCTTCTGGCTTGTGGAGACCTTCGCAGCCGGGCAGTGGGGCATGCACCTGCTGGCCTGCTGGTACACCTGCGCCTGGGGCTGGGGCGCTTGGACAAGATGGGAGGACGCGTATGGGCGCTGATGCGATCACGCAAGACGCGCAGGAGTTTATGGAGCTGCTTTCCGGCAGTCTCCCGCCGGTCATCGCGAGGGAGGAAGTCGCGCAACGTCTGGGGGGCATTATCGCGAAACAGACGCTCGCCAATGCCGATGCGCGCGGCATTGGCCCGGAGGTCGTCTATCGCGTGGGCCGCAAGGTGGCCTACCGCACGGACAGTCTGCTGAGCTGGATCGTGGCGCGCTATGGCGTGCGCCGCATCGCCAACCTCAAGACGCTTTAGGCGGCCTCAAATGCATCAGCGCCGGGACGACCGATTCGGGGATGAGATGTGTATAACGCTGGGTCATGTCCAGTACCTTGTGACGCATCAGGATCTTGATGCGAAAGATGTCCGTGCCAGCCAAAGCGAGCCAGCTTGCGAACGTGTGGCGCAGGGTGTGGAACACGATCCGGAACCGCGGGTCAGTAACACCGTCGTTGAATCCCAATTCATCAACGAGTCGCTTGAATCCATGCGAGAACGTCTCTTTGTGCTTACCTTTGATTGTGGATGGGAACACCAGAGCAGATTCTATGATGCGGCTTTGCTTGCGCCGTTTCAGCACGCAGTCCATTTCGGGCGTGATTTTCACCATTCCGCCGGTCTTGCGATGGGCATCGCTCGGAATGGCGATGAATCCGTGCGCCAAATCGACATGCTGCCAGGCCATGCGTTGCAGCTCACCAAGGCGCAACCCGGCGTACAAAGCAAGCACAATCGCATCATGCAGATCCATATCCCGCTTCTCCGCAAGTTCGACGAGCGCGTCGGCCTGCTCATAGGTGAGGAAATTTACGCGGGCGTTGAAGGGCTCGGGCGCTTTCATGCCCTCAAGAGGGCTTCGGCCCGAAAAAATGGGGCAGCCGTCAATAATGATGTTCGACGCGTTTCTGTAGGCCTTGCTCAGAATGCAGGAGTGATGATTGATTGTGGCCTGAGCAAGTCCGTCGCGCCGGAGGGCGTCGAGGAAATTGGTGATGTCCGCTGGGGTAATCGCGGCAAGAGGTATGGCGCCCAAAGCCGGAATGATGCGGTGGCGGATGCGGCTTTCGTCCTTACGCCAGCCGCGCGTTTCCTTTTTGAGTCTGGGCAGCTCGTAGTCCAGAAGGAATTTTTCAAGGGTCATCGCCCGCAATGCTTCCCGCTTTTCGGCGCGCGCCTGCCTCTCGCGCTGCGCCTCCGCCTCCGCGCGGATTTCGCCCAGTGTTTGCGGTCCCGTCCCTGTGGTGTGCGCTTTGCGCAATTCGGCCAGGACGGCTGCGGCCTTCTTGGGCGTCCAACCCTCGCTGGCCCAGCCGAGCCCCTCTTCGTGATCTATGTAGTTGCGTCCGTATCGGATCGAGTAGTATCTGTCAGGCCGACCGTTGACGCGTCGTGTAGGATGCTCCCGATACCTCACGCCGGGATGCTCTGTCGCTCGCCACGCCATGTTCCCTCCCCTTGTCTCAATCCCGGACTAGTCCCGGACATTTCATGTGTCAAGGTACGTCCTAGTATACATCGAGTAACGCAACATGGCGAAGTGATTAACCGTGGTATGCCTAGGGATGCCGCGCAGAGCCTTCCCAAGTGGACTCAAAATCCACCGGTCGCAAGGCCTTGGGGGTTCGATTCCCCCTCCCGGTACCAACCAACCATTTCATACCGTCCGATAAAGCCCAATAAGCCCTGGAATCACAAAGAAAAAGCCCGGATTAGCGTCCGGGCTTGTCTTTTACCGTCCGTTGACATCCGGGGGTAACTGGGGGTAACTTTGGGGGTAACAGGGCACCCGAACGCTGAAAACGCGAAAGGAGTTACCCCCAGATGTCCGGAAAACTCACGAATACCGCCATTCGCAACGCCAAGCCTGCCTCAATCCCTCGCAAGCTCACAGATGAAAAAGGACTGTTCCTGCTCCTCTCCCCGCAGGGGGGGAAGTGGTGGCGTTTCAAGTACCGCTTTGAGGGCAAGGAAAAACTCTTGAGCCTGGGCACATACCCGGATGTTTCCTTGGCGGATGCGCGGGAGCGGCGGGACGCCGCCCGAAAGCTCCTGGCGCAGGGAGTGGACCCCGGCGCAGCCCGAAAGGAAGAGCAGACCCAATCCGCAGAGGATGCCCGGACCTTCGGGGTGGTGGCCCTGGAGTGGTATGAGAAGCAGCGCCCCGGCTGGACCGAGAGCACGGCGTACAACATCATGCGCCGTCTGGAGCGGGAGCTGTTACCCCCATTCGGCAACATCCCAATCAAAAAAGTTACCCCCAAAATCATCTTGGGAATCGTGGCCGGGATAGAAGATCGGGGGTGCCACGAAACGGCCCGTCGCGTCTTGCAGTGCTGCGGTCAGATATTCCGCTATGCGGTTGTTTCCGGCTATGTGGAGAGCGACCCCACGCCCTCGCTTCGCGGGGCGCTCATGGCCGTGGTGGAGAAGCACCGGGCCAGCATCACGGACCCCAAGGCCGTTGGCCCGCTTCTGCGCGCCCTGTGGGGCTATGAGGGCTCGCCTGTGACGGCCGCCGCCCTGCGCTTCGCCCCGCTCACCTTTGTGCGCCCCGGAGAACTCCGCCATGCCGAGTGGTCCGAGTTTGACTTTGGCGCTGCGGAGTGGCGCATCCCCGCCGCCAAGATGAAGATGCGGGAACAGCACATTGTCCCGCTTTCGCGGCAAGCCTTGGCCGTGCTGGACACCCTGCGCCCTCTCACTGGCGGAGGCCGTTACCTGTTCCCTTCTGAGCGCACCGGGGAACGCCCCATGTCTGAAAACACGGTCAACGCAGCTTTGCGCCGCCTGGGGTATTCCAAGGAAGAAATGACGGGGCACGGTTTCCGCTCAATGGCGTCAACTCTTCTGAATGAGCAGGGTTGGAACAGGGACGCAATCGAGCGCCAGCTTGCACACGCGGAGCGGAGCGGAGTACGTGCGGCGTACAACTATGCCGAGTACCTGCCGGAGCGCCGTCGCATGATGCAGGCTTGGGCGGACTACTTGGACGCGTTGCGCGAGGGCGGCAAGGTGGTGCCCCTGTTCAAGGCGATTGTTGAAGTGTAGCGAAACGCTTAACTCGCGCTGCCTCTGCTTTTTTGGTTTCCACTCAAATTAATCAAGCGCCTCATTGAGGCTCTCTGCCCTCCCTCTCCTGACTTGCCCCAACGTCCCTCCGCACGCATCGTGCCGTACATTTTCAATTATTTATTACGAATACGTTGTGCGGCATTATCGCACCCCATCATCCGTCGATGGCCCGCAAAATGCATGTAAAGCCCCAAAGTAATGCCCCTCACCTTTTCCCCGTAACGGAGGTGAAGTTGGTGCTGGTGCTATTGCAAATTTCTCCTAACAGCCACTAGCATTTTTTGTTCCAAGTATTGCTGGCGTAGTAATAGCTTGAACAAATGTTCTGGAGTGCAGCACGGCGACAACCATTTTTTGACTCGTAACCAAGGATGGTACGAATGATTGAGAAGACTTCCGAGTCCCAGCACATTGACGGGTACCTTCGCCTCCCCCAAGTCCTTAAACTTATCCCTGTTGCCTCTTCCACATGGTGGGCCTGGGTCAAGCAAGGCCGGGTCCCCGCACCTTACAAGCTCGGCCCGCGCACAACGGCTTGGCGTACCGAGCAAATCCGAGATCTTATTGAGTCATTCCCCTTGCTGTAGAGGGGGGGGACAATGGAACTCCACACAGTTCTTTCGAGCTTCCGCGCGACCGTGGAAGCCGCTGGCCTGCGCCCCGGAGAGATCATCGCGGACGGGGAACGGCATCGCTGCCCGGTGGACGGCAAGCCTAACGCCGAGGACGGGGCCTACAGACTCCATCTAGACCCACCTGTTTCCGGCTGGTGGCAGAACTGGCGCACAGGCGAGGCGGCCAACTGGAGCGCCACGGAAGAGCGCAGCCTGAGCCCTTCGGAACGTAAGACGCTTCAAACCCGTATCGAAACGGACCGCCGCGCACGTGAAGCCGAGACGATCAAACGCCATGCAGAAGCCGCAGACAAGGCCCGGCGCATTCTGGCCGAAGCCACGAAATGCACGGCGCACCCCTACCTTGAGCGCAAGGGCGTGAAGCCCTGCCCCGGCCTCAAGGTCTCACGCGAAAGTCTCGTGGTGCCCGTGCTGGACTCAAACGGCAACGCAATGTCCGTGCAATTCATTCCGCCAGACGGGAAGGACAAGCGTTTCCTCACTGGCGGACGCATCCGGAGCGGCTACTTCGCAATCGAGGGCAACCCTGGCCGCCTATACATTTGCGAAGGGCTGGCAACGGGGCTGAGCATCCATGAAGCCACAGGGCAAACGGTCCTCTGCGCGTTCACCTGTGGAAACCTTGAAGCCGTGGCGGTCCAAGCGCGCCAGACATACCCGGACCAAGAACTCGTGCTTTGCGCCGATGACGATGATGCAACTAAAGGCAACCCTGGCGTGAGCAAGGCGACTGCGGCCGCGCTGGCCGTGGGGGCATTCCTGGCCGTGCCGAGTTTCAAAGAACCGCTGGACGCACAGGGCAAGCCCCGCACAGACTTCAACGATCTGCACCAAGCCGAGGGCCTGGACGTGGCGCGTAAACAATTGGCCGGAGCGGCACCGCCTGCACCTGCAAAATGCAGGGTAAAAACAGGGACGGGGCTAGCCAACGCGTTTTCTCTGCGGGACAAAGGCGTTTTCTTCATGGAAAAGGACAAGAAAGGCAACCCGGAGTGGCATTGGGTGTGCTCCCCGCTGCGCATCCTGGCTTATACGAGGAATGCGGACGGGGTGGCCTGGGGACGTCTATTGGAAGTGACAGACCCGGAAGGCAACGCACACCGTTGGGCAATGCCCAAAAGTCTTACGGCTGGGAACGGGGACGCCTACCGTTCCGAGCTTCTGGCTTTGGGCCTCAACATCGCGCCAGGTTTTAAGGGAAAGCAGCGCCTTGACCTCTACCTGAGCACGGCCAAGGTGGAAGGCTTCGCCCGGTGTGTGGAGCGGATCGGCTGGCATGGCAGGGCCTTTGTATTGCCCGACGCCGTGTACGGAGATCAGGCCGGGGAAGAGATCGTGCCGCAGGGCCTCCCCGGTGAAAATCCATTCCACCAGAAAGGGACACTTGAAGAATGGCGGTGGCATGTGGCGCGCCTCTGCGTCGGCAACTCCCGGCTTGCCCTGGCCGTGTCCGCCGCCCTTGCGGCCCCGCTTCTGGAACCACTGGGGGCAGAATCGGGGGCAGAATCCGGCGGCCTGCATCTTGTGGGCGGCTCTTCCCTGGGCAAGACAACCGCGCTGCGCGTGGCCGGGTCCGTGTGCGGCGGCGGGCCGGGCGGCTTCATCAAGCAATGGCGGGCCACGGACAATGGCCTTGAAGGCATTGCGGCGGCCCACTGTGATGCGCTCTTGTGCCTAGACGAAATGGGGCAGGCCGGGAGCAAGGTTGTTTCCGAAATCGCCTACATGCTCGCCAATGGCCAAGGCAAGGGCCGGGCTGGGAAGGAAGGCCAGGCGCGCAAGGTGCAGACTTGGCGCGTGCTCTTCCTGTCCACTGGCGAAGTGACGCTTGCGGACAAGCTGGCGGAAGACGGCAGAGGGCGCGCCAAGGCCGGGCAGACTGTCCGCGTGGTGGACATTCCCGCCGATGCAGGGGCCGGGCTCGGACTTTTTGAATCCCTGCATGATTGTGTGAATGCGGGACACCTTGCCCGCCAACTGAAAGACGCCTCTGCCAATTACTACGGGACCGCGCTCCGGGCCTTCCTGCAATCCTTGGCGGCGGACCGCGACGCATTGGCCCAACGGGCGCGGGAGATCATGCGGGCCTTTGAGGGGGATCACTGCCCCGAAGGCGCAGACGGGCAGGTGCTCCGTGTGTGCGGGCGCTTCGCGCTGGTGGCCGCCGCAGGCGAGCTTGGGGCGACTCTTGGCGTGCTCCCCTGGCCCGCTGGCGAGGCTGCCAGGGCTGCCGCAACGTGCTTCCGGGCCTGGCTTGATCAACGCGGTGGAATCGGAGCGGCAGAGGTGACGGCAGGGCTTGAGCAGGTCCGGCACTTTTTCCAGGCGCACGGAGCATCCCGCTTTGAGGACTTGGACTCGAAAGAGCACCGGCCCGTCATCAATCGGGTCGGGTACCGCCGCCGCGAGAATGGCGAGGCCGTGTTTTTGGTGTTTCCCGGAGTGTTCCGGCACGAGGTGTGCGCCGGCTGCAATCACAAAATGCTGGCGGGAGAGCTTGTCCGCCGTGGCCTTATGGAAGCGCAGCCCCCGCACCTCACAAAGAAGCTGCGCACCCCCGCAGGGCGCTTCTATGTTGTGCGCGCCGCCATTTTGGGCGGGGACGGTGGGGACGCTGGGGACACGCTAGAATCCCAACGGCTTGGGCCGTCCCCAGATATGAAACTGCCCGCTGGGGACACTGGGGACACCCTGGCCGCTATTGTCCCGTTGCCGGCAAGCGTCCCCAGTGTCCCCAGCGGCGATTGGGCAGAGTGGGGACAAGAGGAAACGAGCAATACCAAGGATGTCCCCACTGTCCCCAGCGTCCCCAGCGAAACGAGGGTGACGCCGCAATTCCCATCTTACCCGGACCGGGTGACGATATGAGCGCCGCCGGCTGGATCGCAGCCCGTGGCGTGCGAGTCTGGGCAGAAGGTGACGCGCTCACGCTGGAGGGGTTGGCTTCTCTCCCCCCAGGACAGGCCGCCGAAGTGCTGGCCTTCGCCCGTCAGAATAAGGCGCGGCTATTGGAAGAGCTTGGAGGACCTTCGGGCCTCCCCTGGCCCATGCCGGACCCCGTCCCTATCGACACCTGCACCTCAGCCGGCCGCTATGCCTGCCTGTACGCCATTGCCTCATATTTCGGCGTAGGGCTCACGAAAGACGCCGGGGGCGGGCTTACCCTCACCGCCCCCGCCACAATGCCCCAGGAAGCCGCACAGGCGGCGCGGGACGGCCTTGCAGAACTGGCGGGCTACATCCGGGGGCGGCTGCAATAAAGATCGTCCGCGCTGGCAGGGAACAAACGCCCTTCACCTTTGGCGGGTATGACTGCGAGGGGTAAGCCGGATCGCTCACCACGGGCGACTTTCTCCTAGCCGAACTCACGGACCGCTGCGCAGTGGTGCGGAAGAGCTTGGCCGGACCTCGTGCTTTGCCTTGGCCGGAAGCGGGAACGCCAGAAAACGCTGCTTCACGCGCATGGTGACGTGCCCGACAAGATGCAACCAACGCTACAGTTGGCCTATTGATTTCGGAAAATCTGGCGGCGGTTGCCGACCAGTACGCGCGCGCGATGCGTGCGGGAAATCCCAAGACGACCAAGGGGGAAAACATGGGCGGATATGGTTCCGGCCGTTCTGGTCGGCGGCAGAAGGCGGAGGACATGCTTTGCTTGAGCGTTCACGAAGTCCATCGGCGGGGCTTCCTCAAGCCCGGCGCGTCCTGTCTCTGGACATGGACCTGGACCAGCGGGGACAAGTCAAGCATCAGCCTACAGGCCCTTGCCGGTGCCCTGCGGCTTCACTTCAAGGTGCGGGCAGATGGGGAGGACTGGCAGGACGTGGCGCAGGTGGTGGGGCTTGAACACACGCCTTGTCACTACGGCGGCTCGCGGCCGTGGTTCCGTTGCCCCAGGTGTGGCAGGCGTGTGGCCAAGCTCTTTGGAGGAGTTCTCTTCCTGTGCCGGAAGTGCCACGGCCTTGCATACAGGAGCCAGGCGGAAACCTATTCGGACAGGTGCTTTCGCAGGGCGAACAAACTCCGTGAGCGCCTTGGTGGTGAGCCTGGGGTGGACCAGTACATGCCCAAGCCCAAGTGGATGCGTTGGGCCACCTTCGAAGGCATTACACACGAAGTGCGCGAGCTGGAAAACGCCGGGCTCATGGCCGCCGTGGCGCGTTATCCGAGCCTTCGCGATATGGTCTGGCCAATTATGGAAAACAAGACGCCCGCCTCCGAGAACCGGAAGCGAGGCGTCTAA